ATGTAACAAAATTACCCCGACACTTTTTGTCTGTTTCATTTTGTTACAAACGGGTGCAAGTCCTTTATTTTCTTACGCGTGCGCGGGTGACCAAAAATGCGGCCATTTGTGACAGTTTTTGGCTGTTTGAGACCGTGTGGGAACGTAGTGGGACGAAACAGGAAAAACTTGGGATAGTGTTCGATAATGGGACGAATGTTCGGTTATGGGAAAGCATAGTGACCAAATATGGGCAGATGCCAAGATATAGGCAGATGGCTGAGGGGAGGCTGGCTCTTGTCTGACGCATGCTAGAAACGCGAACGGATGTAACAAAAGGTTACATTCGCGTGCAAAGTCTTTGCAATCAACGGCTTGCGAGCATTTTGCTTATCATATATGCACGAAAATTTTCGCGTGACGATATGCTATAGACTATCATCACACGCGCGTGATGATAGAGGAGAGTAGAGTCTAAGTCTTTTCTTTTGTTATACTTATAGATAGGTAGCTTCATCTAGGGTAGGGGGACAGGGTCTCCTACTTTTCGCGATCTGGTACCGGTGACCGGACGTTTCTTCAATAAAATTTGTATTAATGTGTACCCTACGAAAAAATATAAAAAATAAAAATTCCTAGGGTGGGCGGGGGAGTGTTGTCCGTTTGGGTCCCCGCGGGTGCCGCGCGTGGGGCGCGCGTACACGCTTCTGCGAGCCCGCTGCTGTACGCTGCGCGGATCCTGGGGCTCTGCGTCGAAGAAAACGTTGAGGACCTCCTATGGGCTGTATAAACCAATACAAGTTTATTCTGCTGTACGACTACAAGCTTTCGTTGCTGTTTGCGTAACAAAACCTCGGAGGATATGAACAAAGTCCGAGGAGTTGATCCGGGATGTTTGAGGGCGCCGGGTGCCCCCACAAAATAAATGTTGACATTTATTACCGCCGTATGATAAGGTAATAAATAGAAGCTTAGGAGGCCTCTATAAATGACAGAAGAGCAGATTATAGACACGCTTGCTGATGGAAAATTTTTGATCCATCTCTTTAAAAACAATTTCATATCAAAGAACATAATCCGAAACGCCGTTCGAAGAACCCTTGGATTAGAACTTAGACCGTACAGAGAAGTCACAACCGAAAGAATGGTGTCTTTTTTAAAATCTAGAGGAACGGTGAAGTACTGGCAGATCGGCAGAAAGTTCAGATCTGAATTTGAATCAATTTTGCGCCCGTTAATCGACTCCGGGCAGGTGATAGAAAAAAGAGAAAATCGACGCGCGAAAGGGCGACACGGAATGCTGTACACTTGGGTTGAATCGTCGAATTAATTCGTCAAAAGCTCTTGGTTAAGAATTCAGGTTAAATATCAGCCCGGCCGCTCGAAGCCATCTACGCCGGGCAAAATGAATTCTTAACCAATTCTTGCCCGAGCTTATTATTCTTGTAAGTTATTGAAAATACGTAAATGTAGGAATTACTGCCCCAAAGCCCTTAATGTGTGTGAAGAAAGAGAAGATAGGAATAATATCCTATCTCTTCTTTTCACGATATCACACTGGGTCAACATTCGAACAGGGTCGACCTCTAACGCTGAACTTGGGTAAACGGGGCTCCCTGCGCCGCCCAATTTTAGGCCCGGCTTCAAAGCGATTCCAAGACGAATTTTGTTGTTGACAAACCAAAACTCGTATGATAGATTCAAACACTGGAGGCCTCCATGACACTGCTCGTACCTATGTCGTTGCTCGGCACCCCGGAGTTGTGCACAAGGTGTCTTAAGCCTTTGCCTGAGATCGCCGGCGGAATATGGCGCAGCCCCCTGCCGCGGCCGACTGTGCACGCTGGATACTGCAAAGCCGTGTGTTGCTGGTCCTGCGGCGCTCAGCTCACCGTTGCCAACACCTCTCCAAGTATTCTCAAACAACGGAAAGGCCGGTGCCGGGCCTGCGACAAGGCATACCAGAAGAGCCCTGCGAGGCGCGCTGCCGTCTTGAAGAATCAGCGGGATAGGTATCAGGCCAAGAAAGCCGCGGCGTCAACCGAGAAACCCGAGCGGGAACATTCGGCGTCCTGACTGCCCAAAGAGACATATACGTACCCGTACGGGAATATGTCGGCGCCTTGGTTGTCGAATGTAACATTTTTACCCATCCGAGTCGTGACGTAGTTTTAAAGACATAATGGAGGGTGTCTCGTTAGCTGCTCTCCGCGGGAGCCTCCATTAATTGGTCCAGATGCCGGGCTCGTAACCTGTCACTGGAAAAAAGGCCTCCACCGCTCGCGTCGCGGCAAACGGGAGGGTCAGGTCAAGCTAACTGTCTGGCCCTCTTCGTTTTCAAGGAACAAGATGAACTGGTATCTCAGCGGAGCAACATCTCGAGACACAGCGGCGCAGATCAAAGACGCCGCGATGTTGGCTGAGATCGCCCTGACAACGTGGCTCGATAATGACCGCGAGATGTGCTATGTTCAACCGGAGAGCAATGAGTTCGTAGAGTTTCCTCCGATGATCGGGCCCACGGTTCAAAAGGATTTGTATTGGCCGGTCCGGCACAGGTTTCGATTTCGAACATATTTTGGAGGCAAGTGTTTGGGCCCGCGGGAGTATTATATCGAAGTTGAAGAAAGGCTGATGTGAAGACGTGTCCTATCGAATCGATTGATCACAACGCTTGCCCAAACAACATGGCGTGCATCGCGGATCCTGCAGCTACGATGCCGGGTCATAAGGTGTTTGTCACGACCACGGTCTGCGGCGATGCAGTAGAAGAAGGTGAATATCTCTGCCCAACGCATATAGAGTTTTTTGACAAAGCAGGAGCTCTTTGATGTCTGAAATCACAGTGACGGGAGAAGGCGTGAAACCAACTTCGATCCCGGCAATTCAATTCTTTCGATACGCTAAGCTTTTCGATCGGATCGCCGGAGCAGACGCCGAAGTCTGGGTCCGCAATCAGGTCAACACCGCGATCCGCATGGCGCTCGCCGTGAAGAAAGAAGTTTTGGTTCGCGCCGACAGCACAATCTACGATGCAGCTATCTTTGGCATCGCCGACGGCGCGGCTGTAGAGATTCTCAAGATCCTCGGGTTCGACATCGATCGGCTCGAGAACCTAGGAAAATAATGTTTGACAAAACCAAAAACTTAGTGTACCTTAGTTAAAGCGAGGAACATCAAACTGTGACAACAAAACGTAAAACCCAAATCGTAATTCTCGCCCTTTCGTTAGGGCTCTCTATTCCTTTCAGTGGGAATCTGTTTGGCGGAAACTCTGGTCTAAGGTTATCTGCCCTACAGGCTTTTTATCAAGAGTACAACCAAGATTATTTCGGCAACGCCCTGCCGCAGGATACCATCATCACCGTGGGATCCCTGGGCGACAACATGGGAATGACAGTTCTAGACTCTAGAAACCGTTGGCACATAACGATCGACAAATACTCAAACCCTATCGAGAAGCAGGCAGAGATGACGCTGGCGCATGAAATGTGTCACGTTAAGTTGAAAGGAACACAATCCTTAACAACAGACGGAGTCCTCGACGATCACGGAGAGGCGTTCCAGAGCTGCATGCTGAATTTAGCGAAACGCGGAGCCTTTAAAGATCTGTGGTAATGTAGATCGCCCCGGCGACTCAAGGCGGTGCGTACCTGAAACACTGTTGGCCGTGAACCTATCAGACCGGCCAAAGCATAGTAGGGTGCAACATCCAGCTTCCGCCTGATAGCGAGGCCTGCTCTTGAGTCCCCCGGGCGGTCTACGAAGAGGAAAAATGAAACTTAACAGAAACAAAAAGAAAGCGATCATAATCGGATATGTAGGGTCCGCGGTGGGTGCTTCGGATTTATTTCGTTTCGGTAAAGTAGACAGATTCGACGGCGACGTTTGTGGGTTTAAGGGGCTCAAATCCCGCATGTCGATTATGAAGACACGCGACAATCCTGCGTGGAGAAAAATACAAATCACGATCGATGTTTTGGACGACGGCGTTTAATATGATTCATTGGTGCCAAGACGAAACCAATGCAGTTGTTTGCGCTGTGTCTCTCTTCGTGGGGTTCTGGCGTATGATCGTAAGCTATTTGTACAAAGGGGCTAGCTATGTTCTTCATTTGCGTCTGTGGCGATAAGTTCAACGAGGATCAAGAAGGCGCTGTCGAGCACATCCTAGAGCAGCATCTGGACCTCGTCGAAACGCGCTTCGACGAACTTTTGGACGAAGCTGAAAGCGACGGTCAAGAGGTTGGATACGGAGATCTCGACGACGCCCTCTATGACGAGGCTATCGAAGATACCCTGGACGATCTTTTGGATTTGGTCCCGGAGGCGTGATGGCTAAATTTAAAAAACTTAAGATCGACAACGATTGGCTACTCAAAGAATTCAAGATGCTTAATGAGCGTTTCTTTGGGTGGGCCCTTCATCATATGGACGTTGGGTTCGCCGACCTCCCTAAAACCGAGAAAGGAACAAAAATCAACGGCCGATGGAATCCTACTCGGCGTACTATTGAGATAAGCAAAGAATTCATTCCGCTTGGCACCGACTGCATCACGATAACGCTGCTGCATGAAATGGCGCACGCTCACCTAGAACAGCACCGAGAATATAGGGGCTATCCATGCGACGGCGGGCACGGGACCTTGTTCCAGGGAGAGATCTGCCGACTGATGAAGGCCGGCGCATACGACGGGCTGCTATGACGTTGAGCGACGCACTCATGGTTGCAGAGATTGCGCTGCTCGTCGCGGTCGTTATCCAAGGTGAGTACATTCGATTCTATGAACGCGAAGTACACCGCATTCAGTCCGACCGCGAAAAGGAAAGAACAACATGGCGAGAACAGAAACGGAAGCAACAAACAAAAAAGCTAGAGTCGAATTCTGGCTCGGCCTCATCCGCACAATCTGTGCCATCATCAGTGTCGGTGCCGCATGAAGTTTAACATTTGCACGAATCTGGATAACGGTGTCGGTCTCGAAAAAGATTATTGGGTGTTGCGCCGGCTCCTCGAGTCTTGGGGTCACCAAGTTACAGGCGTGCATTACAAAAAGCAGAATCAAATAGAAGAGGCGCCTAAGGTAGATGTCAATATTTTTCTAGAAGTAATTCAGTACGATGTTGTGAAAAAAGCCGCCAAGAACTGGCTTATACCGAACCCTGAGTGGTTCGCCAAAGAAGACCATCAGAACGATCTCAGACCGATCACTAAAATTTTGTGCAAGACCAGAGACGCGGCCAAGCTTTTTTCTGATCTATATAGTACAGTCGAAGTGCAGTATATGGGATTCGAGTCAGAGGATTTGTACGATGAGAGTGTTCCTCGTCTGCGTAAGTTCCTACACGTCGCCGGCCAATCTCGATACAAGAACTCCCAGGCCGTAGCATACGCCTTCGCCAAGTTCTTTGACGATCCTTCGGACAAGGATATTCACAAGGAGCTCGTATTCATTGGCGCCTATCCCGAGGAAGTCCAGCTCGCGCGCGACCATAAAAACGTCACGTACATCCAGCACGCCGCGCCACTCCAGCTGAAGAAGCTGATGAACGAGTGTCTGTTTCATATAATTCCTAGCGGTGCAGAAGGTTGGGGTCACGTTATACACGAAGGGCTGGGCGTCGGCAACGTGGTGATGACCACAAACTTCCCGCCGATGAATGAGTTCTCTGGTGTGGATCCGGAGCTCCTGATTCCTTATCAGCGTAGCACGCCCGAGCTCGCAGCCCAACGCGCGTTCGTGGGCGCCATGGAAGTCAAGGCGATGATCGAGAAAGTTTGGGCCTTGACACCAGACCGAATTCATGGTATACAATTAAAGGCGCGGGAATACTTCCTGCAGCAGCGAGAAGACTTTAGGGCCAAGTTCAAAGCCGTCGTGGAGGCAGCATGAATAATCATATTGAATTTTTTCAATATAGTACAGTCTCGTCTGTAGAGGATCCCGAAAAACAAACGTTCGTTGCGGAGTTTAAATCGCTGCAAGATGCTGCCGGCAAGTGCGAAGAGGCTCACGGCTTTCGTGAAGGCGTACCCAACTTCGGCGAAAAGCTTGCACTGATGCACGCGGAATTGTCAGAGGCACTGGAATATTTTCGTAAGGGCGACGGTCCCAGTGATCACATCCCGGAGTTTAGCGGCGTCGAAGAAGAATTCGCCGACGTGATCATTCGAATGATGAGTTGGGCAGATTACAAACATTTGCGAGTCGCGGAAGCGGTCGTCGCGAAGATGGCCTTCAACGAATCCAGGCCTTATCGCCACGGCGGGAAGAAATTCTAATGAGCACAATCGCCGTCCTAGGTAATCATGAGGTTGCCTTCGCAACCGAACGGGAGTTAGACTGGACACTTGAAGAGAAGCTTGGTCACAACGTGATCCGCCTCCAGGAGAATAAAGTCAGCGCTCTCGATGTTGTGCAGACTTGCCGAGAACGCGGCGCAAAGCTTTTAATTTTTGTGCATACCCATGGTTGGGATGTACAAGGTGATTTATTCTGGATGCTTAATCAACTTCGTGCCTCCGGAATCAAAACCGCTTCATTTCATCTCGATAGATTTTGGGGATTAAACAAGGCGGACGGTCGCGAAGATCGCATAGGCGACCACGCTTTCTTTCGAACTGATAAATTCTTTTCAGCTGATGGCGGCAATGATGAGAAGTGGGCGTCCCGCGGAATTAACCACGTATGGCTAAAAGCAGGAGTAGTGGAACGCGACTGTGTTCCGGGAAAACCAAATTTGAAGTTCAACTGCCCTGTAGCTTTCTTTGGGGCTGATGGCTATCATTCCGAGTACAGTTTTCGCGGGATGATGGTTAACAGGCTTCGAGAAATTTACGGAACCAATTTCAGGGTATATCAGGGGATCCGTCAGCAGGAACTGAACGACGCCTACGCGACTGTGAAGGTGATCGTGGGAGACCATTGTTTCGCTGGTCAACCTAGATATTGTTCAGACCGATTGTACGAAACCACAGGCCGGGGCGGATTCTTGATCTATCCCGAGACAGAAGGAATAACAGATGAAATTCCAGGATTGGTTACTTACAAACCTCAAGATCTCAATGATCTCATCTCAAAAATTAACTACTGGCTGGACGACGACCACCAATCTGAACGTATTCGCCGACGCAATGAAGCGCACGAATACGTCAAACGAAATTGTACGTATACCCAGAGAATGATTGAGCTTTTGCGGGCATGTGGTATATCATGAAGTTTATAGACTTAAAAGGAAAAACCTTCTCTCGATTAACTGTAATTAAACGACGAGGAGCGTATAAAAATCACGCGTACAAGGATTTCAAATGGTTATGTAAATGCGTCTGCGGAAAATTAGTCGTCGCTAGAGGCTCTAGACTTCGTGGCGGTTTAAAAAGATCCTGCGGATGTCTGCATCATGAGTGGGCAAAAACATTAGGAAAAAACACAAAACCAGGAGTGCCTATCAGAGCTTTATTCACTAGATATAAATACGCGGCGACAAAACGTAAATTATCGTTTGTGCTATCTTTTGAGCAGTTTTTGCAGATAATTAAAAGGCCTTGTTTTTACTGCGGTGCCGAAAATAGTAATCATTTTCATACTCCCGAGGGCCCCGAAGAATTACGATATAATGGAATAGACCGAATGAATAATAGAGAAGGATATACGTATTTAAATAGTGTTCCATGCTGCGGCGTGTGTAACAGGATGAAATCTGCATTTACAGTAGCGCAATTCTTTAGTTTCATTGAACGAATTTATGGAACGTTGTTGGCCAAAACGAAAATAGACAATCTTACCGTGGCCGGACATTGCTGCAAATAATGGAGGTAAAATGAGCACAACAATTTACACAGAATGTGAAAAGCATCCTAACACTCTTGTCCAAGAAGGAGAGCTTTGTCCTAACTGTGCGCATGAGCGCGCGCACGAGACCACGCGTTTCCCAGAGGGCGCCGAACTGTAATGCGTGATATCGTTCTAATTCCCACTTATTTGAGGCCTGAGTATTTGCAACTATGCCTCGAGCGTATCGCCAACGCAAAAGCAACCCCGACGCCGAAAGAGTTTTGGATCTGCGCAGACCGCCGGCCCAATGATGAGCATCGAAATAAAATGGTCATTGAGTGGCAGTTCGATGTTCTTAACGCCTGGAAGGGCGCGCTGCCGTTGAAATATTTTCAAGTACCCGAGCACAATTTCAACGGAAATAGTTTCAATGTCCTCGAGTCCTACAAGAGAGCCTACAATGAACCTGATGTTCGTTACATCTATCTTATCGAAGACGACGTCCTGGTTACGCCGGACTTTTTCAAGTGGCACGAAGCTATCGCCGAATCCGAACCCGACGCCATGTGTTCCATCGCCTACCGCTGTTCTCGAAATCATGAGGCGCGAACAGACGTTACCGAGCCTGGAGCTTATTTCACTAGCTCTCGTGACTATGCGTCGATCGGAGTTCGTTGGTCTCGCGCCTTCCTCGAGCCCTTACTTTTACATGCGCGGCTGCCCTATTACTCAAACCAAGAAGAGTACGTCCGAACCACTTTTCCGGGCAACAGATTCGCCGGAGACTTCTCTGAGCAAGACGGCCTTATCATGCGCGTCATGTGGGAGCAGAAGTGGTTCACCACATGGCCTTACGTGCCGCGTTGCTACCACATGGGTTGGTACGGTTATCACCGCCCCAACGGTAAAAGACCTGACGGATTTCTCGAACATAAGGTGGACGGATTACGAAACACAATTTCGAACGCCGAAAGATTGAAGCAAGTGGCGCCGGACTTTGGGGACATCGAACCTTATCCTACTGAGCCCATGCCACCGTACGACAAGCTTGAGAAATTGCAGCACTTCGAATAGGAGAAGACATGAGAATTCTGATTACAGGCAGCGAAGGCGTTCTAGGAAGCACCCTCAAGAAAGAACTACGCCTGCGCGGTCACAGCGTCTATGGCTGCGACCTAGTTCATGCGTCTGACGATAAGGTGATGCGTACAGACATCGCGGAGCGCCGCCAGATTGATCGCATATTCGAGTGGAGCCGTCCAGACGTGGTCTATCACTTCGCTGCGGAGTTCGGCCGCATGAACGGTCAGGATTACTATGAGCAGTTGTGGAAGACCAACTGCATTGGCACCCGCAACGTGATCGAGGCCTGCATCAAGAGTAAAGCCAAGATGGTCTTCGCATCTTCGTCCGAGGCCTACGGTATGGCCGACGACTACGCCCCCAAGGGGGAAGACTTCCAGGAGTCTTGGCTGGACAAGTACGCCCCTCAGTTCCACAACGAGTACGCCCTCACCAAATACACGAACGAACGCCAGATAACGATGGCCGCGCGCAACGAAAATCTGGATGCCATCATCCTGCGCTTCTTCAATGCCTACGGCCCCGGTGAGCATTACAGCCCGTACCGTAGCGTGGTGTGTTTATTCACGTATCGCCTGCTCAAAGGCTTGCCGATCACGGTGTACAAGAACTACTACCGTACCCACATGTTCATCAACGATTGGTGCCAAGGGGTTGCCAACGTGGCGGATCAGGAAACACTGAATACGCTGGCGTTCAATAGGTACTGGCAAGGCGGTGGCGGGACGCCGTGGGTGCCAGTGTTTAACATTGGCGGTGAAGAATACGAATCCGTCGAGGCCCTCAAAGATAAGATCGTTGCACTGATCGGTGGAACCAAATCTGAGATCACATACCTCGAGGCCGAGAAGGCCAACGTGATTTCGAAAAAGCCCAACAACAGTTTGGCCAAGGCGTGGTTGGGCCACAATCCGACTACGAAGCTGGACCAGGGGCTCCCGCCAACGATTGAGTGGATACGCGAGGAATACGGTTTGTGAAGCCAACCATCAGCATCGTAATGACTGCATACAAACGCCACCTGCTTCTCCAGAACACGCTGCGCTCCATCAAGATGCAGACGCGGCAGCCGGACGAGATCATCGTGGTCGAAGACGGCTTCGATTACGGACTGACGCAGAAGGTGTGCATGGACGCCATCAACGACGAGAAGTTGCCGGTCAAATATTTGTGCCGTAGGAACAGACCGAACCTGGGTTACTCGAACCCCGCGATTCCCAAGAACGTTGGGATCAAACGCGCCACAGGGGACATTCTGATCATCCAGTGCGCCGAGGTCATGTACACAAAGCCAGACGACATCGCCAACCTAGTTCGCCCACTAGAGGAGACCACAAACGTTTCCTCGATCGCAACCGTCTCCGCGCGCGATGCGAACGGGGATTTCCAGGAGTGGTACGCGGGCCCCAAGCGTGCGCCTCTGTGGTTCCTGGACTTTTGTCAGGCTGTCCGCCGACAAGACGTCCTGGTGATCGGCGGATTCGACGAGCAGTACGAGGGCTACGGTTTCGACGATGATGACTTTGCGCTGCGACTACAGGCCAGTGGCGTTCAGTACCGTTGGGCCCTGGACGTAGAGTGCCACCACCAGTGGCACACGATTTACGACAAGGATACGACACTCAGTGTATTCGGTCGGCGTAGATACGACAAGATGAAGGAAGAAGTGGACGCGGGCAAGAGGCCCCCGGTCGTAAATGCAGGACGGCCGTGGGGCGAAATAGATTCGTAGTTGACACTGATCGTAGTTTTTGATATGCTTTCGTAGTAGTCAAACTATTTCGGAGGAAAAATGAAAAAATTCTTTCTTGGTTTGATGCTCGGTTTGTTGTTTTGTGCATCGGGGTTCTCGGCGGTTGCGCCGACAATCGTTAGTGCGTCTGCGAATTCGTCCCTAACGCAGCTGACGGTCAACGGATCAGGCTTCAGTCCTAATAATACGACACCCACTGTCGTGCTTGGCGGCATAACTCTTTCAATTGTTTCTGCGTCCGATACTACGGTCGTTGCGGCCTTGCCGGCAAACGAACCATCCGGCAGCTACGCACTGTCCGTAACCGAAACGTCCACCGGATCAAAGACCACAACGTTTGGTGTAACCATCGGTGCGGTTGGGCCGCAGGGGCCTGCAGGTCCACAAGGAAACACAGGACCGACCGGACCACAAGGGCCAAGCGTGTTTGCAGGCACTTGGAGTAGTTCAGGCGTTTATAGCGTCGGCCAAGAAGTTTTGCGGCCTTCGGACGGCGGAAGCCCTGGTCCATTCTTTAATCTGACAGGCAGCAATAGCGGAGATCCAGTTACGGACACAACGAATTGGATCTATTGTTGCGGTATAGCACACCCGGTAACGCAGGTGTTTCCTATACTTAATGCGGCTTTCGGATTGTCGGTTTCAACTACGCATCAGTGCATTTCTGTGATTCCTAATTCAAGCATAGAAGTTGTGACGGTTCTTGGAGCCTGTCCAGCGGCTATGAACTTCTTGAGTGGAAACACTGGTTACACAAAACTGAGCGTAGAAATGAGTGATGTAGGAGCCGCGACCGTCGAAATCATTTTGGTGGATGTAAAGCCTAATAGCCCTACGCAAGCTTCCGGAAGTTGCCTCATCACCGCGCCAGCTGACAGTTGTTCCATTAATCTGGGTATAACAATCTCTAGCGGTGATTGGCTTGAATTAACTTTCTCTTTACCAACACCGCAAAATTTGCCTGGATCCACCTTGTCTGTACCTTTCGTTGTTTGGGAAATACAATGAGTCAACTAACCTGGAAGTGGAACGGTATCGAGGGGGCGTCGTTACAAGACGCCCTCGTCTTTGCTGCTACGCATAAAAAGAATGATCTGGAGTTCCCCCTCCACGCTTACCTTGAGATAGGGGTAGATGGCGGCGAGTCTTTGAAAACTGTTCTCGACATCGCCCGGCCTACCCACGTCGCGTTAGTCGATATTTGGGATCCTAGATACTGTAATCACGGTTACGGAGACGAAAGGCATATTAGGCGAATTTTTTCTGAACGTGGACTCGATCCCGGCATTGCTCAGTTTGTTAACGGTGATTCTCACATTACCATTAAGACACAACTACGCGGAAGAGCGTTTGAACTCATAACGGTCGATGGGGACCACACCGACGCAGGTTTGCTCGCAGATTTAACGGACAGTTGGCCACTACTCCGCGCAAAAGGTTTGATGGTCGTTGATGACATAGGGCACATAGAATACCCAGGATTAAAAGGCGTTTTTGATAGATGGTTGGCGTCAACACCGGAAGCGGAGCTTATTCCAGAAATAGATAACGGGGTGGAGATTACACCTAATCCACCAGGAGGCAAGTGGTTACCAGGCTACGCCGCAACCACTAGAGTGGTACGAAGGAAATGATCCCAGACGTCTCCATCATTCTCTCCTGCTACAAACGCGGCAGACAACTGCGTAAGACCCTTGAGAGCATCGAGTCGCAAGACATGAAACCCGAGATCATTGTCGTAGAAGACGGCGACGACGGGATCACGCAGACGATCGCGCGGGAGTTCGGTGCCAAGTTCTTTCGCAAGAAGCGTGCGGACCTGCCTGCATTCCAGAACCCGTCGCGCGTCCACAACATTGGGATTAGACAAGCCACAGGAAATGTGGTAATCTTACAGGGTGGGGAAGTCAAATATGAAACGAAGACTAAAGCAGTTTCAAGACTGGTGGAGATGGCTGCTTCCGGGCCATATTACGTTTCCCCGTTGGTGGCTTCCCGGGACCGCGAAGGAAAGTTTCTAGAGTGGTATTCGCACCCGTCTGACGGGTCGCGCGCAGGCTGGATCATAAATTTCTGCCTCGCCGTACAGCGAAAGTATCTTATGGCAATTGGTGGATTTGAGGAGTCGTACACCGGCTACGGGTTTGAAGACAGTCAACTCATGTTCTGTCTTGAGCAATCCAAGCTTAAAGCCAAATACGATGAGACCATTGTGGCTACGCACCAGTGGCACAGCCGAGACAATTACAATTTTACGTATCCGGAAGGGCAGGCTCAGTTCGACACGTTCGTTGCCAACGTAATCGCCGGCCGGATTCCGCCGCAGTCTAATCTCGGAAAAGAATGGGGGAGGCTGTAGTTGACATCGGGTACGTTTTGTGAGATCATGAATTAGGTAGTCAAATTCTTTCGGAGGAAAAATGAAAAAATTCTTTCTCGGTTTGATGCTTAGCCCAAGTCCTGGACTTGGTGTATTTATTTTGTCGTTTTGAAGCAGCTAAAAATGGATCTCCTTCTTGTCCCAACGTACAATCGTCCAGAGTTCCTGCATCTGTGCCTGGAGCGGATTCTTTCCGCTCCTGGCTCAGACACTAAAGACCTATGGATCGCAGAAGATAGGCATCTGTCTGATCGATTTCATGTGGACACTGCTGTTCAGCGCGAGACCGCGGAAGTCGTCGCGCGGGTAAAAGCGCAACGAAACGTTCGGCACATACAGCGCATCCCGCACAATCATTTCAATAATAGTTTTAACGTTCTAGAAGGATACAAAGAGGCACTCGTACACGGTTACGAGTACGTATACCTGATTGAAGATGATGTAATGGTTTTGCCTGATTTTTTTTTTTTGAATGGCACAACTGCGCTCAAAAAGAATCTGTGTTTGTGTCGTGCGCCGGCAATTACAATCAATCACTTGATGTTGTTGACCTGTTGGATATAAATGCTAAGGATTCGAAGAAACTCGTATTTTCAGATTCTGCCTATTCATCGGCCGCAGGTGTTTGTTTTTCACGCGCGTCTATAGAACTGATTGTTCAAAAAGTAGCTACGCGTGCAGTTCTTGAGTGGATTGATCGTGATCACCACTCCCAACAGGACAAAGAGATTCAACGACTTATGACGGCGGTTGGCGGCAGATCCGTTTGGCCAGTTGTTCCGCGGAGCCATCACGAAGGTTGGTATGGAGCGGGGTGTACAATCGCAACGCCGCCTAAAGGATCTTTGAGTGAACGGATAGAATATATCCGAGAAGTTTTAAACGGCAAGCGGCAGATAAAGTGCGAACCGAAGTGGGGCCACGACATAACGGTGATTGGAGAACTGTAATGGGAATGAAACACGATCCAAAAGCATACGAACCACAGGTCTTCGAGCATCTGGCCAAGATTCTGAAGCCAGGGGATTTGACGTACGACGTCGGAGCCTATGACGGCATAACGTCGGTGCGGCTCGCGCAAATAGTGGGCGGCGAGAACGTCGTGCTCATCGAGTCCGGCGAAATGAACTGGGCCACGATTCGGGCCTACTGGCACTCCTTTGGTCTTCATACGCCGCGCCTGACCTATTCTGGGTTTGTGAGCGATGAAGATCGCTTGGGCGCGTTCCCGGCCGGTTTGATGAATCTTGGCGGATGGCCACACGAGGCTGATGAGTTTCCGATCGCGCAGTACGAGGAAGGCCTTAATTTCAGGAATTTGGACGCGCGCCATTTGGCGGCCGAGATCATGGCTCGCCCCTGGTTCACTCTGGATACCGTGGCTCGGTTCGCGGGCGACCCCAAGGGGATCATCATGGACATTGAGGGCGCCGAACTGCTGGCACTCCGCGGCGCGGAACAGACGCTTCGTCGCAGCCATCCGTTCGTCTGGGTTAGTATCCACGCGCAACTATTGAAAAATTTCTGTCATCACGAGGATATGGTTCGCAAATATATGCAGTGGGTAGGATACGAGGGAACGTTGCTATACGAAGATCAAGAGCAGCATTGGTTCTTTTCACCCGCGGGAAAAGAATGAAACCGGGGATCTACGCAGTTACATCTTGGAATGGAAAAGATGGAGTTCTTCTACGAGCAGATGGAGAATTCTTGGCTGTGACTAAGACTGATCTTCCAGACATTTTTAGAGGCACTCTCCGCGTGGGCGAGAAAGTGGCAATCAAAACAATAATTGTTATGGAGCCTTTAGAAAGAATGATGTCTGCAAAACAGCGAAATTTCATTGATGCCGAGAACGCGCGTCGAAGAATCTACGGAGCGAAATCACTATGAGGGACATTGTAATTATTCCTACTTTCGATCGACCAGAATTTTTATGGGTTTGTCTGGAAAATTTAAGTAAAGCTCGCGGCATAGAGTCTAAAGAGATCTGGCTTCGCGAAGACGTGCACGCCGACAAACCGAAGCCATTCACGATTGAGATGGAGTTTTTGGCCACCATACGGGAAGCAGAAAGGGTTTTTAGGAATCAGGTATTCTACGCAGCCCGTGCGCCTCATACCACGTACGGAAACAGTTACAATGTTTTGTCCGCCCTTTCCGAGGCGTCTATGACGGACGCGAATCTCGTCTATCTGATTGAAGACGATGTTCTAATAACAGAAGATTTCTTTGAATGGAACGAAGCTGTCCATAACACTTTCCGCCCGTGGGTGTCCTGCGCCGGCCGTCTGAATCGTAGCCTGAACTTTGCTATGAATGGTCCCGAAGCAATCGATGAGTCCATCAAAGATACGAATGCGTGTCACGCATCTATCACAGCCTACAACTCGTGGGCCACATGTTTCTCTCGCACCGCTTTGAACGACATAGCCGATGTGTATCGTTTCGATAAATTCGGTCCCGGCCTCGAGCAAGACATTCTGATTCAGAATATCATTCGTCGCGAGAAGATGACAACGATCTGGCCTTACGTACCACGAGCCTACCACATGGGTTGGTACAGCTATCATCGTGAAGGCATGCGATTCTACGGAACGTTGGAAGAGAAAGTCAAAGAGCTTCGTGCTACGGTTACGAATCCTGAAAAGATAAAAACGATGGCCAGCATCCAACAGATTGATCCGTTTCCTAAGAAACAGCATGAGTCGGCCGCAGAGTTATATTTGAGGACTAAATGCCAGTAAAATTTCACAGTATAGAAACAAAACAAAAGTTGAGTAAAATACACGCGGATAGACGAGCGCTTCTGTTGTCGGCGGGCGCACGCGCGTGTGTTAAGTGTGGTATAATTAAAACTTTCGAGGAGTTTCCGGCCGGTAGGAAAACGCGTGATGGCGGTTTAAGATATGCCTATTGTAAGATGTGTCATTCTAATTATCAGAGAGAACAGAGGCTTCGTAATTTTTTCCTTATGACGGTCGAAGACGCTGATAAAATTATTGTTTTTCAAAACAATGTATGTGCTATATGCAAAAAACCAGCTTTCGGGAGCAAGCGTTTAGCGATAGATCATCGTCACAGTGACGGTCTTGTTCGTGGAAATTTGTGTAATTGGTGCAATAGAGGCATCGCGAGATTCAGAGACAATATAGTTGAGCTTAGGGCCGCAGCAGATTATCTAGAAAACCCTCCGGCCGTACAGGCTTTAGGCAGAGAGCATTATGCTAGACCGGGGAGAATAGGCACCAAAAAACAACGTATGGCTATACGTAAAGAGAAGCTTAGAAAGGCTGGGTTTTAACTACGTATAAATCATTGAATCATATACACTTAGGCTATGAAGGGCGAATCGGCACCAAGAAGCACCGGAAAATGTTGCGAAAACTGAAGAACGTGACGTAGTTTTAAAGACATAATGGAGGGGAACATGCCTATTTCCTTGAACTTGCCGACTCCCGAGACCATCAAAAAAGACATCTTGTGGTTCGCCCACCACCTGATTTTGACAGGCATCCTGGTCGCAGTTCTGTTCGGCGGCGTTTGGGGCGTACAGAACCTAATTGAGAAGCACGACGAAAAGAAAGCTCAGCAAGCCCACGAAGAGCTGGCCATCGTCGTTGATCAAGTCAAACGGTTGGAAACGACTCAAGCGCAGCACGACGCAGAATCGGCCCAACGCGACGCCGCACGCGACGCTCTACTCCAAGTCTTGGTGGCCACCATTCAGAAGCGCGACGCAGCTCTCGATGACCAAATCAAAAAGAACGCCTCACTCACGGCACTCCAGGCCGCGGCCAGATTGACCGATCAATACAAAGCAGCCCCGGGCGAAATTGTAGCCAGCGGTGACACCGTTGTTTCTAACCTCCCCATCTCTCGCAAATTCGTAAACACTTTTGATTCGCTAATTGCGTGCAAGGCTGACCTCACAGATACCAAGACTCAAGTTGCCGTCGAACAAGCGCGCGTCACAGACCTTAAGGTTCAGGTTTCTGATCGCGACAATACCATCGCCGGTAAAGATCTAGAACTAGTCAAGCAGAAAGAAGCAGACGCCACCGATAAGAAAATCGCTGTCGACAAGGAAAAGAAGAAGCACAAGTGGTATGCTGTCGGAGGAATTGTCTTGGTAGAAACGATCAAGTTCTATTTCACCGGCAAACTCTAACTTGGAGAGAAAATGTCACAAGACAAGATTACGCAGACGGTCGAAGTCTTTGAGAAGCGTGGCGGCAATATTAGAGCCACTGCGGCAGAGCTAGGAGTTTCGCGCAGCACTGTTCGTCGGCGCCTGACTCCCCTCGGAAAGATGGAGAAACCTCTCGCTGGCGGAACTGTCGGCGGCACGCCTACCGTCGTAAGGGCGCTCCCGAAGAAGGGTCAAATCAAGCGTTACATTCTTACTTCTGCGCAGAATAACACGTACGTTCATGACGGAGTTCTGGCGAACCTCGAGGCTTTGGCGAAGCACTACTCGGCCGAGATCATCGTCGGAAGCTACACGTACAATCAAAACAATTATGGCAAGTTGAGCGTGAAACGCGGAAAAGACAAAGACGCACAGAAGCAACTGTGGTACGATTCTAAGATCGAAAACTACATCAAGGACAATCGCATTCAATTGGCCGACGGCCTCGTGTGGTGTGGCGAGTACAACGCTCTCCCGACCAACGTTAATCCTCTGGCTGGTCTAGAGGCCTATACCGGCCGGAAGTCGTCGATCTTCCCCCACGCCAAGTTGGCAATGCGCAGTATCCCAACCATGCAAGGTGAAGGCGTCAAACTGAATTACACCACTGGTACAGTGACTCAGCGCAACTACATTCAGAAACGTGAAGGTGTGATCGCAGAGTTTCATCACATTTACGGAGCCCTTCTGGTTGAAGTCAACTCCGACGGTAACTGGTGGGTTCGTCAACTGAATCAAGACGAAGGTACCGGAACCCTGCAAGATCTCAACGTGTTGGTTAAGGCTGGTGAAGTAGTCTCCACCGTCGAGCGCGTCGAGGCTATTACTCACGGCGACCTTCACGGCACTTTCGCAGACCCAGACGTGGTTAAGACGTCCTTGAATATGGTGGATGATTTACAGCCTAAGTATCAGTTCCTTCACGATGTAATGGAAGGCGCGGCGGTAAATCCTCATCAGCGCAAGTATCAGACGGCGCACGAGAAGTTTCACACTTGGCTTCGAGGATACCACAAGCTGGACAACGAATTGATCGACACCGCAAAGTTACTCGAAGCATACGATCGTCCGTTCGCCCAGACGGTAATCGTAGACGCCAATCATGACGACGTGTGGCTGAAACGGTGGCTCCGCGAGTATGACTACAGAAAAGATCCGCCGAACACCGAAGTCTTTTTGAAATTGCAGACGTATCTGTATAATCAGATTCGCAACGGAGTTACCGACGAGCAATCGCGGGCTCGCAAAGCTAACCCCAAGATGGTCCGCGATATCGGCGTACTTGAATACGCATTCCGAGAAGTGGCTGGCTACAAGGCCCCCGCAAAGTTTCTTCTAGCGGATGAGTCGTTCAAAACGTGCGATGGTAAAATCGAGAACGGCATGCACGGTCATTTCGGGCCCAACGGAAGGTTCGGCACTCCTGAGAACCTTTCCAAGATGGCGCGCAAGGCCAACACAGCACATACGCATAGCACAGGCATTTGGAACGGGCTCTACGTTGCGGGCACCAGCAGCAAGCTTCGGTGGGATTACGCTAAAGGTCCAAGCGCTTGGAGCCACAGCCACGTTGTTACATACCCGAACGGGAAGAGATCGATCATCACAATCTACGCAGGAAAATGGAGAGCATAATGACAAAACCAAAGAAACAAACGTTTGACGTCTATGTTCGTCGCAATCACTTTTTTACAGCGACAATCGAAGCGGCCACGTTAGATCAAGCTCTCGAAATCGCAAACAACATGACGGAGGACGATCTTTTGGACGCTCCGGGGGACACTCTTGAAAGCGTTTTTGATATCGAAGGCGCGCTTAAAAATAGTGATTGACATCCGCTAGAACTTGTAGTATAGTCTTTAGTAGGAGAGGACCGAACGATGGCTGATTTCAATAGAGACCGCGTATTCGAAAGCGGCGCTGATCGCAGTTCGGACGCAGGCAAATCGCACCCTGATCGCGCTCTATCGCCTTTGGTGCTTGAGCGCTTCGCGAAATACATGCTTGATCACAACAGCACAGCGAACCCACCCCGTCGTGAAGATCAGTGGCAGTTAGGATTCCCTCAAGATTCATTCATGGAATCCGGATGGCGCCACGTCCATGCGTGGTGGTCTTTGCACCGCGGCCTACCCGTTAAAAACGAAAAAGGCCAGCCGGTTACGGATATCCAAGAAGTTCTGTGTGCGGTGTTCTTCAACGTGCAAGGTTATTTGCACAATCTTTTGGTTGAAGAGTTTAAGACGGAAAACCCAGAGGCCTACAATCGAATGATGGGTGAACTGAAAAAGAGGGTTGCCAAGTGAGCGAGACCAACGACAAAGGTTTGACGCCGCATGGTACGGGCCGATTCATTGCACCTTTGTACCAGGAGTATTTGAAGCGTCCGTACATTTCGCTCAACCGGCCGTTCTCCTATCACGACCTTCGGGATCTGATTACGCAGTGTGCCATATTCCTTATCCGCGATCGGTCCAAGACGATGTTGAATTACAACGAGGCTTTCGAGAAGTTTTCTGAGATGATCGCAGAGAGGAACGCTTTCGGAGAGAAGAAGTACGGCGAAGGCCTTAGGGCTGATAACGGTTACGAGGCAGCGCTGTTGGCTCTCGAAGAGCTAGCAGATGCTGGGATGTACTGCACGATGAAGATCGAAGAAAACGATTCAAAAGGAATGAAAGTAGATAATTACAGGAAACCAAAATGACTGATTCATGGAACACAGCGCATCCAGAGAAGATGGCAGAAGCGACTAAGAGGTATAGGGTTGCCCATCCAGAAAAAATACGCGCAGCAAACAAGAAACGAAATAGGCGATTTCTTAGATACGGAATTACCTATGAAGAATTTGTTCGTATGCTTGATAGACAACACAGAAAGTGTATGTGTTGTTTGGAGGATATCAACGAAAAAACAGCTAATGTTGATCATCGTCACGATGATTCCAAGTTTGTTCGTGGCCTCCTTTGCAGAAATTGTAACTGGGCTTTAGGCAACGTAAAAGATAACACCATGACGTTAAGAAGGCTTATGGCTTATGTCGATTACGATCGCACAAAAACACATATTTATTTGGCCGGTTCTTTGAGGAACCCGCGCATTCCGGAGATCGGAAATTTGTTGCGCTCGGCGGGTTTCGATGTGATGGATGAATGGTGTACTCCGGGTGAGCTGGCGGATGACAATTGGCAGAAGTATGAGAAACTTCGCGGCAGGAGTTACGCCGAAGCCTTGCGAGGACGCGGCCCTCAAAATATTTTTTCTTTTGATCGTGCGTATCTTGATTTTTCTGACATAGTTATAGCAGCTGCTCCGTTTGGAAAATCCGCGATGATCGAGTTAGGTTACGCCAAGGGTAGAGGTAAGAGAGTTTACATCTTTCTGGATGGCAATGAGCCGGAGCGATTCGAAGTTATGCCGAATTTCGTGGATAAGCTTTTTTCTTCGGAAGAAGAAATGCTTAAAGAATTACAACTTTTAAAGGAGAACTATCAATGATTCAAGACAAAGTTAGCCGTACCATTTCGTGTGACAACAAAGGCTGCGATAAGACCGTGACCTTTGCCCCCGACAATCAAGAAGAGATCGCAGCCCTCCCTGAGTGGCTTCGAACGTTTCGAAACGTGAACCTAGGAAACGGCGCCAAGTTTGGCTACTGCTCCGACGTTTGCGAAGTCGAAGGCGCGACCACTGGTCAGCATAACGTTCCGGAACCTCCCAAAGTCCTGGCAGCTAACGCTGGCGACGTTAAGAGGGCCGTTGTTGAAGCCAAGATCGCGGAAGCAATGAAGACGCAACCCGGTGATGGCGCAGGTAAAGTAACTCTGTCGTAAGAGAGGGACCATGGATGTTTTTATTCACATTAGGGGATTCCTTCGCGTGCCGATCGGGGAAGCGACTTTCAAATCGCACAAGTTCTCTGTTCGGCACGACGACTCCGAAAAAATCGCGGAGTTCATCAACGACGCGATGATGGAGATCGTTAACATGAAAGGTATGATCACCCCCAAAGATGAAAACAAATCGACCAAGGGAATCGAAGGCTTCAACAACATAAAGTTCTGGCATATAGATAACTTCGCTCATTTCGAGATCGAGACGAAGATTCTAACGGCTCAGATTCCCGACCCCAAGAGAGTGGAGCTACTGCAATGATCGAACCATTTGTCATCACAGGCGAGATCGACGCCAAGATCGCCAATAACTTCTTCACGTTGGCCGGCGCGGGTCTCATCACGGATGTTGTGATAAGCTCCGTGGGCGGAGACATTGGCCTGACGTTCGGTATGTTCGACGTGATCCGAATGCTAAGCATCAACACGCATGTCGTGGGTATCGCGCAGTCTGCGGCCGCCGTATTGCTACAGGCGGGCAAGCTACGCACCATGACGGACGCCAGCCTACTCCAGTTCCACGCGCCGGAAGAGCACGTCACTGACGCGCAGTTTCGGCTCTATACTCAGCTTGTCGAGATGGTCGCGCAGCGTACTGGTTTGCACATAACCGAAGCTCACGATCTGTTCGACAACAAGTTCATCACCGCCAACAAGGCCCAAGAGTTGGGCCTTATTGACGAGATTGCAACTCCGGCTCCTACGGACCCGAGAGATACTGACATCATAAGGTGGGTGAGAAATGGGCGAAGTAATTAGCATGGACGCAAAGAAAGACAAGCTTAAGGACGCCGTCGCGGCGTTCACGTTCTCGCGCTTGCCGCGGGAGCAGCGCATTGCTCAAATTATGTATGGAATTCTTTCTCACGAGACTACGGGGTTAGAGAATGATTCTATTCACGATAATGGAGCAATTGTTCTTAAAATCACCGACAGTGAAGGACTAATCGAACTGGCTTCTATGCTCGAGCCATATGCATTAAAAGATTTTGCAGTCCGTTACGGACACTTGGGAGACGGCGTTGCCAAGGCGTAAAGTATCAGACAATCGCGCAGAGGAAGTAGAATATCGTCTGCTTTCTATGATTCAACGAAGAGAGGCATATGGCGGTCCGGAAATTCGGGTCCGCCTTACTGCGATTCTTTTGTTGGCAAAGCTGTGGAAAGTCGATATGGCGGGAATCGCCGTCGAGCATTGGCTCGATATGGCCGGAGTGACGGACAAGAACACTAGAATGGCTATGTCTGGCGTTTTGGATTTCTCTGTCCTGAAAGAAGTAGGAACAGGTGTGCCTCCTGCGTTTGTTCCCAATCCCAAGGATCCTAAACTTGTTGAAGAAAAGCCCTTGACTTCTGCTCCGACCCGTAGTATCCTTGAAGAGTTTGGAGAAAAATGATGGCGATCAAATACATTCCAGCATTCGAAGACAAAATGATTCCAGGTGACTGGCGTGTCGAGGCGATGAACGAACATACCGGCGAAGTTTACATAGCTATTTTTACCGGAGTCGAAGCTGAACGTCGAGCTGCCGAATACGCTGCTTTCAAGATGGGTAAACTACCGGCGCCTAAGTCGGCAGTAGCGACGGCAGCCCCGGCCCCTGTGTTCGGCGCAACCCCAGAGTTCGTCATCAAAACGGACAATGGTCACGAACTTCTGATTCGGCCAGACGGCCTAATATGGACTTACGACAAGAAACGTGAAAAGATTTCTGCTTGGCCCAAGGGGCCGATCGAACTTCTAAGCACTAATAAAACGAAAGAAGGAAAATAATGTTACTCGCATCATTCGACTTGGAAACAACAAGTTTGGATCTCAACCAAGCGCGCGTGATTGAGGTTGGTGCGCTTCTCTACACGACCACTTTCAAACGTGTCGTTATGGCGGAGAGTTTTCTAGTCGACAACGAAGAGCCGATTGGAAAAGAAAGCTCGGACCTCACCAAAATCAACACGGCTATGGTAGGCAAGTTTGGTCTGACGCCGTCCGACGCTCTGTCCCGTTTGCAGAATTATTTTGACATGGCAGACACTGTGGTTGGTATGAATATACTTGATTACGATTTGCCGGTCTATAAAAACTGGTGTCTTCGTGAAACTCAAGAGCCCATCGAACGTCCCACGATCGATATCATGACGGATCTTCCTGGGGTGGAATCTAAGAAGTTGGCGTACATGGCGGCAGACGCAGGTTTCCTGAACCCGTCCCCCCACGCTGCCCTAGCCGATGCATGGACTGCGCTTCGTTTGATCGAGAGTCAGCCGGATTTTGCGAAAGTCGTCGAGCGGTCGAAGTCGCCCCGGGTTTATTTGAAAGCGCTGGTTACGTTCGACACGAACTATCTAGCCAAGGAGCGGAAGTTCAAATGGGATCCCGCCACTAAGACGTGGTATAAGGTCGTCAAAGAAATGGATGTTGACCAAGAAGCCAAAGAGTGCCAGTTCGATTTGAAGCGCATCCAACCAATCATTTCTCAATAAGAGTTTTGGGCGCAAGCCTGAATGCATCTAAACCGAAAAACAAAGGAAATCAAAAAATGGGAATCGTAGTCGATGATAAACCAGCAGGACCACCGAAGGTATATCCAGTCGCATCCGAGGGCGTCGCTCTAGTCGTTCTAGCCGACGTTGAAGATCTCGGAGTTCAGCAGAATCAGTTTTACGGAGCCAGGAGAGAAGTTCGTCTCACCTGGGTCGTAAACGAAAAGGATCCCGAAGGCAACTATTTCGTGATCTCGCGTAAATACACCGCGTCTCTCCACGAGAAGTCGAATCTTTTCGGAGACGTGAAAGACATGATTGGTCGCACGCCCCCGACGTCTCTTGACATCGAAACCTTGATCGGCACCGTCAATTCCGGCGTCATCAAACAAGTCGATGGCAAGGATAAGAATGAAGGCAAGAAATTTGCAAATATCAAGGCGTTCTTGGCTCCTCGCGCAGGCGAGATGTTCGCGATCCCCAAGGATTTCGTTCGTGGCAAGGACGGCGGCAAGTTCGGTCGCGCGCAGCAACAGCGCGGCAGCAGCACTCAAACTCGTACGGCAGCTAACGTTCAGACCGCGGCAACGCGTCAGGCGCCGGCCCAAGAAGTGGCCGACGAAGATATTCCTTTTTAAGGAATCGATGTTGTGCAGCCATTCTGCACTGATCTGGTGGTAGGGGAGATCGCGGCTAGCTCGTTACCGAGCACAGACGACCAATCGTGTCGCACTCCCCGATCCTGGTAGCACCAGCAAGAATGCCAAAAATCCAGGACCAATTTTATGAGCCGATATAACAGAATCAAAGTCTGTAAGAAAAACATCCATAAGATGACGCCGGAAAATACCGGCAAGAAAGGGGTTTGTATAGCCTGCAAAAACGCATACAAACGCCAATGGAGATTAGATCACCCGGGATACGGGCTAGCTTATCAACGAGCACACAAATAGCAGATAAACAAAAATCACAAAGAAAGACGGAAGCAAAACCCAGAAAAAGCAAAACAGTATTATCGGTTATTTACGTACAACTTATCCGAAGAAAGGTATCAAGAGTTTTTACGCGAGCAAAGCGGAGTTTGCGTTTGCGGATTTCCTTTCGATAGCGCGCAACATAGTCCATGCATTGATCACGATCATACGTGTTGTTCTGGAGATCGATCGTGTGGAAAATGCATACGTGGAATTTTAGGTAAGTCTTGTAACATAATTCTGGGACTCGCGCAGGACAACAATACAGGCGTTCTTTCTAGGCTATCTGAGTACACAAGGATATGGGGAAAAAACAATGAGTTTCAAAGATCTGGCACTCCCTCTGGCGATGCGAAATGTGCCGGTCGTAAGATTGCAACCTAAAAGCAAGGTAGCAATGGACAGGTCGTGGCAGACTATTTGTACGACCAACGTTGATACCATATTAGCCTGGGACTCGGAGACCCCGAATGCGGGATGCGCGAGTGTGGCTAAGGATTCCGGAGTTTGTTTCTTAGAGACCGATGAGCCGGGGGTGATTGAGCGTTACGAGAAAGAAACAGGTCACTCATTCAAGACGTTTACCGTTCAGTCGCGCAAAGATAGATATCACTTCTATCTAGGCCAGACAGACGACACCAGAAGAGTGGGATCCATTACTCAAGGCGAACTTAAGTTCGGATCATTTCGTCAAAATAATGCCTATTGCGTTTCGCCTGGATCGGTTCACCCTATCACCGGCCTGCCATACACAATTCATGATTCTTCCCCAATCATACCGGCGCCTAAAGCTCTCATTGATTGGTTGGTTTCTCAAGTCTCCAAAACTCAGTCTGCAGCTGCGGCAACAGCGCTCGGTGGAGAACTTATTCCTCACGGCGCAATTCATGCAGCCCTAGTCAGCGAAGCTGGTCGTCTGCGCAAGTTTGGGCACGAAGTGTCTGTGATCGAAACAGCGTTAATCAGTTGGGCTCACGCTCACTGCGCGCCCCCCATTGATATATCTAAAGTGCAACAAATCGCCAAATCCATGGCGAACTATAAGCAAGAAGATCCTCGCTTAGAAGATCTAGTCAAATCTTTCAAGAATGCAGACGTGGAATTGATTCCGACTGGGAGCGAAACCGTAGAGAAGGAAATCGTCAGCAACGAATTGGAATATCCGTACTGGGCTTGGAACGGCACACTGTACGAAGACTTCGCATCTCTGTGTGGCGAGAATAATAAAGTTCCGAAAGAGTATTTCATCGAATCCATCAAGACAGTCGTAGGAGCTATATGCGGCCATCGTATTACACCGTTCAAGGCGCAGAGTCAGGAAGCTCGATTCTATACAGTTATGATTGGACCCGGCGGATGCGGCAAATCATCTGCGACAAAATGGTCCCGGGATCTCTTCATTGGCACCGGCTTGATGTACGAGCTTTCACAAACTGGTGCGTTCATGAACATTGGATGCGCGCAGGGCAATTTTGCTTCGTCCTCCGGCCTGATCAAGAACGGATTTTCGAAACACGACAGAATTCTGCAGGTCTACGACGAGGCAACAACGTTGATCGAGAAGTTTGGCATAACAGGCTCCGGCGACTCATTCTTGGACGCGATTAACCAGATCTTCGAATCCGGAACCATGCCTCAACTGACGACCAAGGAAAGCAAAGACGTCTTGACAAAGATGGTCCACAATAGTATACTTGGTTGCACAACGAAAGAGAAGTGGGCCTCGGCTTTCGTGAAGACAAACTCAGAGAGCTCCGGGTTCTTTCAGCGCCTTAACATCATCACCAATGACTCTGACGAGCGCGTGGCGAATTGGTTGGAGCCTGATTTGTCTGCATTGCGCGAACGGTTTGTGCGCAAGATTCAGCCGTTGGAGTTTCAGGAAGTGGTCGTAAACAAAACTCCCGAGGCCGTCGACATTCTCGAAAAGTGGTATGCCGAAAGGCGCGCGGAGTGGAAGGAATTGCCGACGGATATCACGGGTCGAATCCAAGTTATGATTCATCGCAATGCCTCGCATCTCGCGTGGCTTATGAGCGGCGCTGATGTATTGCCTAATGCAGAGAAGGCGTCTGAGCCTATCGAAGTGCTCTGTGATGAAGATATCATGGAGCGTTCGATCGCGCTGGCAGAGTATGAGCTAGCGGCCCGTACGGCCCATCAGCCAGCTCCAGGGCGCAACGATTACGCCGTCATGGAGAGTTTGATCAAGACCTCGGTGAAGCGCCGTGGGCTCCTGGAAAGATCTAAGCTATACCGTGAAGTTCGCGGGGACCATTTTGGAACTCAGATTTTCGATAAGTGTATTCAGAATCTTGTGCATGAAGGCATCCTTAAGATCGGCCAGCGTGAAGGAGAAATAAGGCGCGGCAGAAAGGCGCAAATCGTGATGTGGGTCAACGATTAATGAGTCGCGAACTACATTTCGATTTTGAAACGCGCAGCCCCCTCGACTTGAGCGAGGTCGGGGTTCATCGATATTTCGAACACCCCCAAACGCAGATCTTGATGGCAGCCTATGCCTTCGGCGACGGCGAAGTAGACGTGTGGGAGTGTCACAAAGAATCGATACCGGCCCGGTTTGAGAAGGCTCTGCGCGACCCCAATACTAAGAAGGTGGCGTGGAACATCGGCTTCGAGCACACGGCTACGCATAAGAGATTAGGAATTTTTATTCCGTTCGAAGAGACGAAAGACCCGTCAGTCGGCGCGCGCCATCTATCCATTCCCGGCAAGCTGGCAAACGTGGGTCGCGCTCTGGACTTGCCCCTAGAAGTCTACAAGAACGAACCGCGCGGCGCTGTTCTGCGTAAGCTGTTCACTGAGCCGGTACCGGTAAAGAAGCGCAAACAAGCCGAAGACAAAAACGTTCTGTTCGACATATCGCCTATAGAGGAACAAGAAGTAGAGCGCGAGTACGTCTTTAACGATCACAAGTCCCACCCTAAAGAGTGGGAGGAGTTTGTTGAATACTGCCGGCAGGACGTAGTAGCCGAGCGCGCAGTGGAGAAGTGCACAGACATTTTCCCTTTGACTGAGAAAGAACAGAAGATGTGGTACCTCGATCAGAAGATCAACCTGACCGGTATTGCGTCCAACAAAGACTTCGCTAAGAAGTGTTTCGATATGGCGAAGAAAAACAGAAATGAATACACCGACAAGATTCGCGCCATCACCGGTCTGGAGAACCCCAACTCTAACCAGCAGATGCTCGCGTGGGTAAGTAAACGCGGCTATCCCTACAACTCCTTGCGTAAGGAGCCAGTTCGCGCGGCCCTCACAGATGAACAAGTCAAGATGACGGACGACTGCCGTTCGGCTCTTGACATTCTCAAATACTCCAAGAAAACCTCTTACACGAAACTGGAAGCAATGATCAACGCTCGTAGCGCTGACGGCCGCCTGCGAGATCAATTCATGTTCCTGGGCTCGCCTCGCGCGGGCCGGTGGACGGGACGAGATGTGCAGCTGCAAAATATGGCGCGTCCGATCAAGGCGATCGAAAAGAAGGGTGCGCTTGAGAAGGCGATCGGTCTAATCTTCGCCAACGATTACGAAGGGTTGAAACAAGCTTTCCCGAAGGATCCCCTCATTGAAGTGCTGACGTCGTGCATTCGTTCTGCCCTAGTTGCGGAGCCCGGCAATCGGCTCGACGTTTGTGACTTGAACGCGATTGAAAATCGAGTCCTGGGATGGGTCTCTGGCGAGGAAGCCATTCTGGATGTGTTCCGCGACGGCAAGTGCCCGTACCTGGACTTCGCTTCGTTCTGGTTCAACATTCCGTATGCTGTGATTGAAGCCGCGTACAACAACGACGACCCCGACGCCAAGTTCAAACGACAGATTTCAAAGCCCGCGGTTTTGGGCTGCGGCTACCGGCAGGCTGGTGGTGATTGGGGAAAGAACAAGTACGGCGACCGCGTCAAGACCGGTCTATGGAAATACGCCGAAGATATGTTCTGCCCGATGTCGAAAGATCAGGCACATGAAGCCGTAGCTATCTTCCGCGGCCGATTCAAGAAAGTTGTTCAGTTCTGGTACGATTCAGAGCGCGCGGTTATGCGCTGCATAAAGACAGGCGCACCAGAGTGGCTCGGGCCAACGAATCTTATTTGGTGTGATCGCCGTAAGAGGAAAAACGGGCAATACATTCTTCGCATTCATCTTCCGTCCGGTCGTTGCTTGCATTATCTGAACGTTCATACCGAAGACCGTGAGCTCTCTGGTCGCGACGGAACTACCTACATGAAAGAGACGATCATCTATGATGGCGTTGATCAGACCACTAAGATGTGGGGTCCGATCACCACGCACGGCGGAAAGCTGACCGAGAACATCGTGCAGGCTATCGCTCGAGATCTTCTGGTCGAAGGGCTGCTTAGGGCCGACGAGATAGGTATGAGAGTAGTTGCTCACGTTCATGACGAAATTATTTGTGAACAAGAAGATTCAGAACTCGCGCTGGGTTTAGACGACCTAATGTGGTGCATGTCGGCGCCTGTAGATTGGGCTCCTGGACTTCCCCTTAAAGCAGGAGGATGGAGTGGAAAATATTACAAAAAGTAGCGCTGAAAAAGCGAAATTGTGGAGGCAGGCAAACCCAGAAAAAGCTAGAGAAATTCATCGCAGACATGTAGAAAGAAATAGAGATAAAATTAACGCTAGAAACAGAGCCAGATACACTACCGACGGCCGTTGGGAAAAACAGCTTAGAGATCGTTTTGATATGACGGCTGAGCAGTATTGGAATCTACACAACAAGCAAAATGGATTGTGTGCAATCTGCGGTAAGCCTCAGTGCGTAGGAACCAAATTAGACGTCGATCACGACCACGTAACTGGAAAAGTCAGGGGTCTACTTTGTAGGCATTGTAACGCAGGAATAGGGATGCTAAAAGATAGCGTAGGTTTATTACTGCAGGCTTTAAGATATTTGCTTGACAGCGGCTCTTCGTTGTGGTAAAGTCTCAAGAGTGAGGAAACATGACAAAGCTTGATCCAGTAGTCGTAACCGGAGATTTGATCCTGCTCGACCCAGAGCAGCGCGTCCAGTTCTATATCCAGACGTGCGAGTCTATGGGTCTGAATCCTCTGACGCGTCCTCTCCAGTATTTCGAGCAAATCGATCGCAACGGAAAACGTAATCTGATCCTGTACGCGCTCCGCGGCGCCTCGACGCAGCTGAGCAAGAAACACAATCTCAGTTCTACGATCGCGAATCAGAACACCACGTTTTCGGGCGAAGTCGCGGTATTCGAAGCCACAGTCAAAGATCCGTCAGGGCGAACTGAATCCGCGATCGGTGTCGTATCCCTTAAAGGTTTGGTCGGCAAAGAATACGCAGACGCCATTATGGCAGCCCAGACGAAAGCAAAGCGTCGCGCAGTGCTGGACTTCGTTGGCTCCGGTCTTCTGGATGAAACGGAAGTAGAAGGCATGCGTGGAGCCGTAGTCGAAGTTATGGATGCGGCCCTTGTGGGATATGTGCCCATTCCATCGGCACCGACAGTTAGCAACGCGCCGGCTACGGAGGTTATTTCAGCGCCGAATATCGATCCAAAAATAATCGAAGCCGGAAACGCGCTCACCAATCGCGCGGTTGAACAGCTTCAAGAGATGTTGAAAATAGCGGATCAGGTTTCAGGTTCGGCCCCCACGACGTCAATTACTCCGAAGTGTTTGACGATAGATTCTAAAATGGTCGGCGATTCATCACAGCCGATCGAACCTTTTGTGCTGGAAGCACCTCCCTCAAAAGCAGACATGGACAAGATTACCGCGCGCCTTAACGTGTATCGTAGAGACGTCTTGCAACGCGGCGGTATGCGGCCTTCGAAGGGCTTCGGTATTGCGGCGAAGTGGGAGAAGTTCATGAGGAAGAAGGCTCCCAACAAATCAGTCGAAGAGTATAATACATTGCTCACGCTCCTGGACGACACTCTCAAACAGGCGGGTGAAGGCGCTGTAGTGCACTTCATCGAACAGGATATCACTTGAGTTTCCCGCTCAACCCCGAACAGCTTGAGGCCGTAAACTTTCGCGAAGGCTATGCTGTGGTTCAGTCCGGCCCCGGCTCAGGGAAAACGCGCACGACAGTAGAGCGCGTCCATTCCATCCTCGAAGAGGGCTATCCGCCAGACAATATTCTGGCACTGACCTTCACGCGCGAGGCCGCGCTCGAGATGGCCAAACGCGCAAAGCTTCCGGAGGACCAGAAAATATTTCGAACGTTCCACAGCTTCTGCCTCGAACTCGTGCACCGAGAGCGGGACAAGCTTCCGTTCCAGCTTCTGCACGCACCGCCGGAGCCGGGACAGCAGCGAAAGCTTATCGGTACGCTGTGTCGCGAGAACCGTTTGGACTTCAAGGGTTTGGTTAGCTACATCTCGGCGATGAAGCGCAAAGGCTTGTCTACCGATGAAGCTATGGAAGAAGCTTTGGGCGCCAAGGGGCTTCATCTAGCGGTTGCGTACAAGAAGTATGAACTCAAGTGCCGCGAAGAAGGCTGGCTGGATTTCGATTCGATGCTGGTAGAGAGCGTCAAGCTGCTGGAAAACAATCCAGAAGTTTTGTCGCGTTGGCAATACAAGTTCGTGCTTGTGGACGAAGCCCAGGACACAGACGACATTCAGTGGAAATTGGTTGAGCTACTTTCGAAGGAGAACAAAAATGTATTCGCTGTTGGAGACGAAGAACAACTAATCTACGCTTGGCGGGGGGCACAGCCCAACGGACTTTCTAAGTTTGGCGAGCGCTTTCCTGGAAGCAGAACCATCTTTCTTTTCCGCAATTACCGTTCTACTAGGCAGATCGTGGAGTTTTGCAAGAAGTTTGCGCCTAAGAAAAGCGAGCTCATTGATCGTATGGTATCCGAAGTCGGTGATGGACCAGTTCCGGTTGTGCGCCTGTTTGGGTCCGACTCAGACGAAGCTTCAAAGATTCTTTCGTCCGTCGTGGAGCCCGAACGAACCGCAATTCTCACGCGCACGAACCGTCAGCTCTCGCGCTTCGAGAATGCGTGCATTGATCGGGGAATTAAGTATAACCTGTTGGGGCGAAGTGGGTTTTGGGTTCAGCCAGAAGTAAAGTATCTTTTGGCATATGCCCAAGCTACAGAGTTTCCGTCCGACGCCGCGGTCAAGTCTATCATTCAATCTCCATACCGGGAGACGAAATATCTCAAGAAGAAAGACTTAATTTCTGCCCTGGACACTCACGCGAAGAGCGAGAAGGTTGTCACAGGTAAGTCTACGCCCTACATAAAGCTTATGACGGATCCGGCTATCTTGAGGCAGTTCACAGATCAGCAGTGTGACAACATCAAACGGGCGGCACAGTTCATTCGATCGTTCAGGCAGCCCGGCGTCACTCCTACGGCGGCGTTACAGAATACGCTTGACAGAGCAGACGTGAAGGTGTACTATGAAACTGAGGAGGAAAGCGACGGAGACAACGACGCTATAGAAAACATCAATGAGCTTAGTAAAATTGCAACAAGATACAAAACAGTTCCAGAGTTCCTCGACTTCGCGAGAAAAGCTATTGCTGCCTCCCGTAAATCTAAGCAACCACGACTCACATTGTCCACTGTGCATCGGTCAAAAGGGAGAGAGTTCGACTTCGTTTTTGTTACAGGCATTAATGAAGGTATGTTCCCTCATAAAAAAGGTGATATAAACGAAGAGAAACGAATTTTTTATGTCGCTTGTACGAGGGCGGCAAAACGATTAACCGTTTCTTGTTTTGGGAAACCTTCCTGTTTTTTGGAGACGCTTTTAAATGAGAAAGAAAACAAGATTTGCGAGATTGTATCGGGCGAGAAACAAAGCGAAGGGCCTGTGTGGGTGCGGTCGCAAGCCCTTCTTGGATTTGAAAACTTGTCCTAAGTGCCTCGAATTTAATAAGGATCTCCGACGCAGATACAGAAAAGCCGGACTATGCTGGTGTAGTAGACCTATAGATATTCCCGGATTTAAACATTGCTCGGTGTGCAGGGCAGCTGTTAACGCTATTACGCGGCAGATGAAACTGGATGTCATAAAAGCTTATGGGGGTAAATGCAAATGTCCTGGAGGCTGTTCAGTTACGGAGATTGATTGGCTTACTATAGATCACATCGATGGCGGGGGCATTCGGCACAGGAAAGAGTTGAAAATGTTAGGACAAAGTTTCTATCGTTGGTTAAGAGATCATGGATTTCCTAAGAAAGAGTTTCGTTTGTTGTGTTATAATTGTAATATGTCTCGAGGACATTTAGGAAAATGCCCTCACGAAAGAGGTATTCACTAATGGCCTTTCTTTATATAGACTCGTCTGGCGAAGAGCGTAACCGACACTCTTACAGTGCTGGTCTAGAGTTCGATCATTCCCCATTGAAATATTGGCTTCACCGCGTTATGGGTTGGCGCCAGAAGGATACCAACGCCGCGCTTCTGTTTGGTCGTGCCCTCGAAGACGCCATTCAGTTTTACCATGAGACGAATCGTAGATCAGGTGAAGACGAGTTCATTCGCCTGTGGACGTTGGCGAAAGACAAGACTTTGGTTTACACGAAGAAGGAGGTGAGTTGGGAAAGTCTTCTTCGCGCGGGCCGGGAAATGATGCGCCTTTACGCGATACGGCAGCCATCTCTTCCGATTCCGATCGACACCATTTTTCAACGTGCGTTCGCCAAAGAGATCTTTCCAGGCAACGAGAAGTACGGCGGCATCGAGTTCTACGCCAAGTTAGATATGATTGCCTATGCGCCGCCAGATCATCCAATGCTCCCCAAGATGGAGTGGAAAGAATCCTACGGCTTGCTTCGGCCCGTGATCGTGGACATCAAAACGAGCGGCATCGATCTAGACGACACGTTCGGGATCGTCGGTCACGACCTGCAGCTGCGTACTTATGCTTGGGTGAAAGGCTCTTACGACGTCGCATTCCTGTGGTTTAAGAAGTGCGGGCACAAACTCAAGAAGGGCTGTAGCGTAACGCTGTTGGTTGATTCGGATCGATTCCTGGCCGGAGACGAGGCCGTGATTGCGTCCGTAGAAGGTGACAGTGCGTATCTCGTCGGCAACGACGATATGATTGAGGAAATGAGAAAGGCGCAGGGGTTCAGAGAAGGAACCAACTCTCTAGATACCACCAAGGCCGCCAAAGCCCGCGCCGCTGCGTGGCGTGAAGCCAACGCTGTGCTGGTGAAGGGTGAGAATATCACCCGGCAGCGGATGCAGTTCAGCGCTGCCCGCGTAGACCCTAAGAGCGCGGACGATGCAGGACAAATCGCGGCAGATCAGATCGTTCGTATCGTCAACGCCTGGGAAGCCAATCGGTGGACCAATACCTTCGGAGTGCGGTTCCCGCATGACGATCGTAAGGATCCTTATTTCAAAGCTTTTGTCTTGCGCGACAACGTATTTCGTGATAGTATGTTTGAGCAGAAAGCAGAAGAAGATTTGAACGATTATTTTGACGAGCCGGACGAGCTCAATGAGCCTGAGGAGGCTGAATAATGTTGGTTCGATGCAAGACTCAAGATTGCCCCCACGCAATAACTTTACCCGATGATCGGGCATCAAAAAGTTCTGTTTATGTTTGCTCGGAATGTTCTCGAATTGATTCCTCCGAGGATCTTCTTCATTTTCAGAATTATGCATTTGATCCGGAGCTAGGAACGCGCAAAACCCCTCGGCGAGGAGAAGTAGAAGCGCACAACGCCATAAACGGAAAAGGATCTCATTTTAGTCGGAAGAGCTCGGGTTTTTCTGTCATACAAGTAAAGAAAGAAAATAGAACAACGCCAACACCCGAATGGGCCAAAACGAATGAAGGCATTCAAAAAATTTTATTAACAGCTTTTCCGAAACTTCATGTTAACGCTTTGCAACGAAAACGGGCCGGTAGATGGGCACAAATCATTCAATTGTATTTTCGCGAAGGTTTGGTTTTTTCGGTGGTTGCCGAGGAATTGTTAGAGAAACCAAGAGCAATAGAGATGGTAATTCGTAGCATAATCTGGACATCAAAAGGTATGCGGGCTAACGGATCAGGGCCAAGAACCAGAATCGTGACGTAGTTTTAAAGACATAATGGAGGGCAGGAATAGAGCCCTAAAGGAACCCACAAGCCGGCGTAGTTTAAGGTGCCGGGTTCCGCCCTCCAACGTTTTAAGGAAAACATGTCGAAAGTCTTAGTCCATACATGCTATTCCATAGAGGCAGGCGACCCGAAGCCGACGATATGTGCTTGTAGGAAGTTTGTTTCCAGCGCTGTATCAAAGAAGCTGTTGGCCGAGGGTTTGGCAGAGTACGTGCTTAAGTACGATCGCAAAGTACCTTACCACTCTGGAACCGAAGTTTGCTTGGTGAACAGAAAGAAATCGACGCCCAGAGCCGCCACAATCGAAAAGGCTCACATTCTGAGAGCATATGTTGCAGGCGATTTGGAAGAGCAAGAGCGAATAAATGAGTACGGTCGAATGGCCAAAGATTTGAGAAATGGGATTACCAAACTTTACGACGACGCAGAACACCGCGCGGCCGAGAAGAAGTACCGCGGTCGGGACTACTCGATAGTCGACGGCGGAGATATGTTAAGGCCCCTGGAGGCTAAGCAATGATCAAGATCAACGTATTGTCGCCGGCGCAGAAGGCCGTCGCGGCCGCGGTATTGAAGTTCCAAGAGGAATTCTATAATCGATCTTTCTCTGGTCGCAACCCAGAGCTCGGCAAGATGATCAAGTGTGCGCAATGTGGACGGCGCCATAGGGATGCGGTCAAGCATGAGCTCATCAAGTATGCCGACAAGCCCGGGACACCAGAAGGCCAGAGCAACCCTATGGTCGCGGAGCCGAAGCATTTTCACGGCGTCGCCAACCCGTTCTGGCGTGCGAAGCCCGGAAAAAACATGTGGATTCCTGAGTTGAAAAAGTACGTCAATCTCACCCGATAGGAAAGAGGAAACTCGATGGGCCTGTTCAGCAAGACCAAACCTGTTACGAAGAGAATGGATGATACTCTCGTTTCGCCGGAAATTCAGAAGCTGGAGAATGAGCTTCTATCCCGCGTGATCGGGCAGGAAAGGGCGGTCAAACAGTTTGTTCGAATCCACGAGACCTATCTGTCTGGTCTTCGGCCCACAACCAAACCCATGCAGGTTCTTCTGTTCGTTGGGCCCACCGGCAGCGGTAAGACCCACGTTGCAGAAGTCTTCGCTGAATTAATGAACGTTACGTTAATCAAAGTGGACTGCGGTGAGTTTCAACAATCCCACGAAGTCGCGAAACTTCTGGGCTCCCCTCCAGGATACGTAGGGGCTGAAACAAAACCCAAGATCAATAAGAGTGTGGTTGAAGCCAAGTGGGGCAAAGGCGGCCCAGAGTACACTATAATTCTTTTTGATGAGATTGAGAAGGCCGACCCAGATTTTCATCAGTTGCTTCTGGGCATTATGGATCGCGGAATTCTGACGACCGGAAAGAATGAGACCGTCGATCTGACAAAAACTATCGTGATCATGACGTCGAACCTCGGTTCGCGAGAAGTGAAGAAGCTTTTGAAAGATCACGGCGGCTACGGGTTCGGAACAGCGAGCGAGAAAGACGACACAATTCTGGATGAAGATATTTATCACGCATCGAAAGGTGCCGTGTCCAGGTTCTTTTCACCGGAGTTCTTCAACCGTATCGATCGCATGATCGTGTTCAGAACTCTGAACGAAGAGTCTCTTCGAAAAGTTTTGGAATCGGAATTGAAGCTGGTTCAGGATCGCGTTCTGAAAGCCAACAAATTTGTTGGTGTGGAAGTATCCGATCGCGGAAAGACTTTCTTGGTCGAAGAAGGGACAAGCAAAGAGTTTGGTGCTCGCGAGCTCAAGCGTACCATTGAGCGATTCTTGGTCTCGAAAATAACGAGAGCCCTTGTAACAGGGCAAGTAAAGAACGGAGATATCGTTATGGCGGACAAAGAGCCCGGGTCCAACGAAATGGTTTTGGACATCATTAAAGCTGTTTTGGAGATTCCGAAACCGAAAACAGAGGCTTTTACAGTCAGGCAGCCTGCGCGAGTCACAGTGGAGCCAGAACATCCCGGGTCTCGTAGACCGTATGAAGGTGTAATCAATGCAGGATATTGCGCGCGATGCGGATGGCGTTGGTATGATAAACATCTGTGTTTCGATCTGCTAGATTCCGGCAATATCCTGTGATTAGAATGTTCGTATTGCTTGTGATTCTTCATGTTGGGTTTTGGGTTAGAGTTTATAGGAAGGTGATTTGTGGCAAATTTCGGAGACGTAGTAAACTGGGTTCTTCGTTTAGAAGACCGGACTCTGGCGGGAAAAACAGTTAACCTTGGTGACGGCGCCGGATGGACGCGCTTTGGTGTGACGTCGAAGAACAACCCTCAATTGCCCCCAACATTTTGGTGGGAAGCCCTTGGGCAAGCGCGAATGGCCAACGATGCCGCGCTTGAGGTTGCCAAGCGGTTCTATCACGAAAAGTACTGGATGCCCCTACACGGCACTCAGATCGTCACAGACGAGTTGGCAGCTACTCTGATGTCTTTCGCCGTGAACGACGGCCTGAGCGGCGCTGTGAAGCTTCTACAAGGCATCCTAGGGCTCACAGTCGACGGTTCCCTTGGGCCAAAAACCCTATCTGAACTACTAGCCAATGACACGCCCGAGACGGCCGCAAAGCTTCGTGACGCCCAAGAAAGCTTTTACGAACTAGTCGTTGCGAGAGACCAGAGCAAGCAGAGGTTCTTGGATGGCTGGCGATCTAGGGCCCAAGTTGTCTATCCGGATTTGCCGTAAGTAATATTATACGGTAAACCTCTTGTTTTTATTAGGTTAGGCTGTAGGATGTTACTTTTTGTTACATAAAATTTGCCCGCGTGACGTAGTTTTAAAGACATAATGGAGGGGAAGTGCGATACATCTATCGTTGTGCCCAATGTGATGGGTCTGTTTCTAAGCCGTCCGTGTCTTCTGATAAGGAAGGCAAGTCAACCCATGGTCTCCACGGGTGGAAATGCGCTACCCACGGCCCGACGAAAGTCAAACGCTCTCTCGTCAAAGACGAAGAAAAAACTTAATGGATCGCGTTTGTAAAACGTGTGGCTTAGAAAAGCCTGAAGTAAGTTTAACAGCAAAGAAGCGGAGACTTTTGTGTTTTTCGTGTGAATATAAGAGCTCGGACAAAAAGAAAGCAAAAGCACGAAACAAAATCTGGAGAGACAATCAACCAGGAAGTTTTGATCTTCCAGGAAGATATGGAATAACACAGGACGACTACTTGTATATGTTGGAAAAACAAGGAGGAGTTTGTGCTATTTGTGGTAAGAAAAATAAAGCGACTAGCCGAAGAAAAAGACTTCATGTAGATCATGATCATAAAATTGGCGGCGCGGGAATTCGTGGTTTGTTGTGTAACTTATGTAATGCATGGCTCGGGCGCATTGAAGACAACATCGAAGCCGTTTTGAGAGCTTTTGCTTACCTCAGGAGAATGCAATGCCCGTATATGAGTACCTTTGTGCATCTTGTGGAAAAAAGTTTGATAGAGTCAAATCTATCAAAATCTCTGATCGGCAGCGGGATTACGATATCTGCGCCTGCGGAAAAAGAGCTGAATTAACGGTTTCCCAAACCGGAGCACCAATTCTTGTCGGAGCAGGTTTTCACTGCAACGATTTTGGCGCTCCAACAAAAGCGTAATCGCTGATGCAAACCTAATCGAAGGGCGGCTGTGCTAGCAGTCGCCCTTTTACTTTTGGAGTACCCCTCATGGGTTTCTTCTCATCAATCCACAAACGTTTTCTTGAATTGGTTTGCGCCGATGACGGTAAGTTAAGCTTGTCGCGCGTCAGTCCGTTGGCCTCACTTGTATCTGTTATCGTGTGGGTCAGTTACGTAATTTACAAAAGCAATCCGCACACGCTTCCAGATCTGACCGGCCCGGCGATCTTCACAGGATCAGGCGCCGCACATTATGGTATAGGGAAATATTTCAGCGCCAAGAAAGACGACGTAGATCCTGATTCTAGCCCAAAGGTGTGACATGCCCTTCAAATCGCGCGCGCAGCAAGGGTATCTTCACGCCCATCCCGAAATTCTTGGTGAAGAAAAATTAGCTGAATTCGACGCATCGTCGAAGGGTAAGAAACTCCCGGCTCGAAAGAAAAAGAGCCCGAAGAAAGAATCAAAGCCAGAAGTTCCGGTCGTTAGAATGAGACACACGGCTTAGCCGCGTTGAGGACAAGACAATGCCACAGCAAGAAGATCCGGTTAAGAAAGCTCTCGCGGAGAGCAAAAAGGTTTTAGAAGGCGCTGATAAATTTCAAAAGAGCGCCGGCGGCCCTATGCCCAAACCCCAGCCTAAACCGCAAGCCAAGGCTGTCGACGTGAAGCCTGCGAAGAAAGCTCCTTCCAGCGGCCTATTGGGCGAAGCCAGCGATGCCGCGAAAGGCATTGCGGAGAAAGCCAAGCAAGTCGATGAATACAATAAAGCCAATCCTGATCAGCCTTTGAAGCCTTACAAAGAAGGCGGAAAAGTCAGCAAGGACGGCCCCGGCATGCTTCACAAAGACGAAGTTGTTCTGCCCGCCGACGAAAAGAAAGCTGTGAAAGTTTTGAAGAGCAAGGCCAAGAACGTGATGGCCTCGGCGATGGAAGACGAGAAGGACGAGAAAGAAACTCCAGCCGAAGAGAAGAAAGAAGGAAAGGCCGGCGAAAAGAAAGAAGAGAAGAAGGCCGAGCACAAAGCCAAGAAATCGAAGGGCATCCACATCCGTCACGGCGCATCCGGCGGCTTCATCGCGAAGCACGACGCAATGCCTAAGGAAGACGGAAGCATGGGAGACATGGAAGAACACGTTCTCCCGAACAGAGCCGCGGTCCACGCTCACATTGATGAGCACATGGGCGACGGCGAGGACCTCGCGGCCGCAGAAGGCGCGCCTCAGGAATAAATCGAAGCACCAAGAACGGCTCGGATTGAGCTCTTCGAAGGTCACGAGTCATGCAAGAGCCTACGTGGAATCCAGACTATCTGCTTAAGGAAGCGACTTCCATCGCGCACGCGCGTGGTGAAGTTCTTACCGTAAAGCATTTCTGGAGAGTGGCGGACCGCGATCTTCCGGGCGAAGCTCCGAAGGAAATGATGGACCTTGTAGCGCGGGCCAAGAATTATGTAGCATTGGATTTGGCCTTCACGCGTTACGCAGTTGACAAGACGGACCCCGACGTGGCATCAGCTTTACGTCGCATTGAGATCCTAGGTCAGTGTCCGGACTCAACCAAGACCTTGGCGTTTCTGCAGTTCATGTGCAGAACGAACCTTCTGTTTCTTGGTCGAGAACTGTTCAACAAGGCTTTCACGTTTTACACGCACGCTCCTATATGTAACTTCTTCGTCCAGAAAGATCCGTCAAAGAAACTGGAAGATCAAGACGAAACAAAAGAGCGGCTGCTGCTGTATCCTCGCGGCAGTTTCAAGTCGACCATCGACGTAATTGATTGCGTTCAGTGGTTCATAAATTTGCCTAATATCAGAATTCTGATTTTAGCCGCAGAAACTGGGCTGGCCACTTCTTTCATCGGCGAACTGAAAAACTATTTCTTCGTTCCCAAAGAAGCGGCCCCCACGAATTTTCAGAAATTGTTTCCTGAGTGGACGATTTCGTCCCGCACAGAAGGCGCAGAAGACCAGTTCATCTGCCCCAAGCGCGCGACAGGCGACGAGAAAAAGAAAGACCCATCAGCTTGGTCGGCCTCAATTCTGTCGAACCTTCCCGGATGGCACTGCGATTTGATGAAGGGCGACGATGTCGTCAATGACAAGAACGCCGCGACACCAGCCCTAGTGGCAAAGGTGATTCGGAAGATTAACTTCGCCGAGTCCCTAGTAGACCCAGGCGGATTTAAAGACCTATTGGGAACTCCATACGCCGGCAATGACCTTTACGGTTTCACGGCGGAGAAAGCGGAGCATCCCGAGGATCTCAAGAAACTCGCGATACCGGCGCGCTGGCTCAGGCCAGAAGCGATCCACAAAGACGAACGCGATTGCACAGACGCGGATTGGGAACTTCTGTTTGAGTTCGACAAGACCGGCCGCAAGCGCCTAACAAATGATTTCTTAAACAAGAAAAAGCGGAAGGACATTGGCATCTACCTTTCGCAGTACATGTTGAATTCGTCGGGAGCCAAGAAAGTAAAGTTTTCGCTGGAGCTTCTAGCGCAGCGAACGATTTCACTCGAGCAGCTTCCGCATCAACTCAGGTATTACATCTTCTGGGATTTCGCGTACGGCGCGGCCCAGGGCAATGATTACTCCGTCGGCGCCGTCATCGGCCTCGACAATGAGAATCGTGCGTACCTAGTTGAACTTTTCCGTGACCATTATCTTGACAGCGAGTTGGCGAGAGAGATCGTCTCTTCGTACCAGAAATATCAGCCTCGTATGGTTCTCATCGAGAACTCAAACGGAGCTCAGTTCCTGGAACAGACGATCCGTCGATATGCCGAAGAAGTGGGAATCTCTTATATTCCCCTGGACTTCTTCAAAGTCGATCGCTCACCAAACGCGAAGGCATCCCGAGTTGGGGCCTTACAGCCACTCCTCCTGGGAGGGCAGCTGTTCTTCATGAACACGGTTTCATACTTGGACGATCTCTATAAAGAGTTCAAGGATTTCGGAACCGCGGTCCACGACGATATTCCAGACGCTATCAGCCATTTCACTCGTGTGCTCCCGTCGGGAACCACGGAACCTGGAGGTCCAGGCGGGAAAGAGCGCCAAGAGAAATTCAATCGCATGTTGATGGAAAAGGATTTCTACGACATGATCTTTCAGCAAGGCGACTACACACCGGTCGTTCCAGAGGCACCAATAGTTCCGGAATTCGGAACAGGTGAATCATCCGACAGCGATCTTTACGATCCCTACGGCATTCCAGGCTTCGGCCCAAAGAGATAAAACATGGCGTTGGTCCAAGAAATAGCCGGGACATCTACGACTGGCAACATCGCTTTCGCGGATGTCAAGAGCCCGTCAGAAGTCTCCGATGACGCTGCTCTGAAAATCGTTACCAGAGATGCGCAGTATACTCGTTCCTGGATCGAAAGCCGGTACTTCAATATTCGATGGATCGAGATTGACCTTCTGTATCAATCGCCCCCAACGCTACGCGTTTGGGAAGGCACTTCGATGCCGAAGGCGAACATCGCCAAGTTCACGGTGGCAACGCACGTTAACGCCATCAACTCAAAATTGATCGGCGGACTTTTCTACGAAGAGCCTCCATTCAATTTGGTTCAGAAGTCAAGCATCAGCGCGGACACCGCGCGCGCAGTCGAGGAAGTTCTTTCGTACCAACTCGATGAGATGGGTTTCAAACAGGAAGTCAAGTACGGATTCTTTTCGTGCCTCCTGAACGGGACTGGAATTTGGAAGTGGGGCTGGAAGGATTATCATAGGACTGAGTGGGATTTCCAACCGCTCGAAGATCCTCAGGAATTTCCTGTAGATAATCCAGAGAAGCCCGGCGCGACAGAATCGGTTCCTACGCAGGATTCCGACCTATTCAAGATGAGCAAGGTCGATACGCTGGTATCTCATCCATTTTTTGAAAACTGCGACATTCGTACGGTCCTAGTGGATCCCGGCTGCCGCGTTCCCGACATTCGCAAAGCCAAGTTTGTCATTCATGAATTCCCTGTAACCTTCCGCGATTTGATGCGCATGAAGGACGAAGTTTATTACGACGAGAAGAATAACCCGATCTACCGTTACAATCTTCCAAGCGAAGACGAAATCAGATCGTGGTTTGAAACACCCGAAGCAACATCACAAAGTATGTCTATCGGTGGTCAGAACATGACCTCCGGTCAGAACAACACTCAGTTCGTTCAACACGCGGCTCCGTTATTCGTTAAGACAACGGAAGATCCGCTAGATGAGCCTCTCATCATCCAAGAGCGTTGGGATAACGATAAGGTCATGACGGTTCTCGCCGGCAAGCGCCTTATTCGAAACGAGCCCAACCCATTCGGTTGCATACCGTTCTATTCGGTCAACTGGTGGATGATTCAGGATTGCTTCTGGGGTCTCGGCCTCGGAACAGCCCTGGGCGGCGAACAACGCCTCCAGCAAGGTTTCATCAACGCCGTTGCAGATATCGGCACCTTGGCGGCCAACCAACCGATCGTTCGGTCGCGCGGCGCCAACATCAACACGCAGCAAGTTCGCGCACGTCTCGGCGGATTCATCGACGTAGACGGCGACGCCACGAAGGCGTTGCATCCCATGGACATTCCCAAGATTCAAGGGGAGTTGTTCCAAGTTGTTGCGGCTTCCGAAGCCAGAACAGAATCGACATCCGGCGCGAGCGAAATGCTCACGATGGGTTCGTCCAAGCCTAGCGGCCGCGGATCCTCAATGGGTCGCACGGCGACAGGCGCTGGCAACTTGATGCAAGCAGCCGTCGATCGTATCGGCGGATTGGTTGAAGATTTCAACCGGCAAGTTTTGCAGCCGTGGTTGTGGCAGATGTATGACCTCAACCGGATGTTCTTGCCCCCTTCAGTCTATCGTGCAATTCTGAACGATTCTTTGAGCGGAAGCTTGAAGGCAACGTTCCAAGAATTCATGAAGGCGAAAAAGGGAATCAAGACCTTCACAATTTTGGCAGGCAGCCATTTGGCGGCCCGTCAGCAGATGGCGCAGTCGATGCCACTCATCATGCAGTACTTCACGAATCCTGCTCTTGCAGGACAGATTGCAGACATCAACGGTGAATACATTTCCTACTCGGAATTGCTCCACATGTTGACAGACGTTAGCGGTTGGGGAAGCTCTGCATATTATTCGATCTTCAAAAAACTCACACCGGAAATGAAGGCACAACGTGCCGCACAAAATCCGGCGGCCGCGAAGATGGCGGCGCAGAAAGCAAACAACGATCAGAAATTCGATCAGAAGTCACAGTTGCAATCGCAGCAGTGGACAGAGCGCGCGGCGGGAGATATCATCCGTCACTCTCTTGAGCAGGCGGGTTCATCCGAAGCAATACAAGGTACCCCAGGCGGTGCCGGCTTCGGAAGCGCCGAATTAGCAGGATAAGGAAAAGAAAATGCCCAATCAACTTGCAGGACCCAATTATCAAATTGTTGGCATTATGCCGGTGTCGCTTAAGAACTCACAGCCCGGGCTACTTCCGAACCCCGGCGATCGCATCAGGATTTATGAAATCATTTCTACCGCAGCGTCCTTCACGTTGACCGACGGTGCCGCGTCTAACCCTGTTACTCTTTTGGCTGCGACTGCTGTTGGCTCGTGGTCATTCAATCCACCTCTTGAAGTAGCGGATTTTCAAATGACCGCATTCGCCGTCGCCCCTGGCGCCGTCGTAGACATTTTTGCAAGGTAATTACGGAGAAATACATGTCGCAACCAACATACGCATCAAGCACTGCCGAAGGTGGAAAGCTAGGAGCTCTCTTTTCTAGAGGATCTGGCGCCGGGAACTATTCTGTTGCTTCCCAGGCTAACTACACTATTCTTGATCCAGCGAATCTTAATGCGGGACAGAACCTGTTCGTCCCTGCGGGCTTCTGTGCCATCGTTAGCGCCGGAGGATCCGTGGGCACTCTTACAGCCGCTGTTCAGGCGTCTGTCGGACTGTTTGTCGACGGCGTCCTGGTGGTCGAACAACAGATCACTGGACCAGGCACTTCGGTTGCCGCGACCTTAGCCAACTATTCTAACTTCGGGCTGAACTGGCTCATCAAGGGCGACAACAAGTATCACACTGTCACACTCGGCGCGCGCACCGCAAACGCCGCAGATGTGGTCTCCATCCTTAACGATGTGATCACACGCGCTCCGTACCTGATGGTCGAGATCACCCAGAACAGCTTTTTAGGTGCCAGCACCTTCGCGTCTTCGATGTCTGAGGCGCAAGGCAAGCTCGGGGCCCAGATGGTTTTTGGCTCGGGTGCAGGCAATTACAGTTCTTCATCCAAGTCCTTCCAGCCGGTTGACGGCGGAGGCGGGCAGCTTACTGTAACGTCTTTGATCCCCAAGGGGTTCGTTCTTTTGATCGCTTCCGGCGGCGTTATCGGTTCTACGCATGCCGGTGATTCTGTGGCTGTTGGTCTCTTGGTCGACGGCGTCCTAAAGACCGAGCAGGACATTGTTCCACACGGAACATCTCAGCTGTCTCCTTTCGGCCTCAGCTACGCAGTGTTCGGCGACGATAAGATTCACTCCGTCTCTCTAGCGTATCACACGCAGGGAGCCTCGGCCACGAATGTCACGATTGGAAACAACTCGGCTACTCACGCTCCTTTCATTCTAGCCGAACTCACGCAGTCCAACCTTACTGGACAGAATACAGACGCCAGTAGCTTGTCTGAAGGCGGAAAACTCGGTTGCACGTTCTTGTCCGGAGCAGGGACAGGAAATTACGTCACCAACAGCCAGTCGTACGTTAACGTTGATTCCAACTTGTTGTCTACGAACGTTATAGTTCCTGTTGGATACGTTCTATTAGTTTCCGCGAACGGCGTCGCCGGGACCGCTACTGCGGCCGCGGAAGTTAGCGTCGGCGTTTCTGTCGATGGAGTTCTTGCAGCTGAATCTATAAATGAAGGCGCAGCTGCTAATAATCTCGTCGGCTTTGACGTTCAATACATGATCGTCGGAGACGGAAAATCTCACACTGTCGCTATGGTATTTAGAACAAATGCCGCGGCAGATAACGCTGTTATCGGCAACAACATTGCCACCAATGTTCCATCTATGTTGCTGGAATTGACCCAATCAAATTTGAACTAACTCTTAGTGAAGCAGTGAACTCTTTGGAGGAATCCTATGAGCGTATTAGAAGAATTCGAAACCGGGCCGGTGGAAGGGCTTAAGCCCATCGCCTTGCGCGATCCTAGATTTCTGGAGCTCACGCCCCAGGATAAGGTTACGCTGGCCCAGTTTAATAATTCGCCCGCTCATCAGGTGATGCTTAAATTGATGGCAGGAGAAGTCGAGAAAGCCGAAACGGATCATTTCAAGAAGTGGCAAGACGAGGCGCTCTTTGAGCGTAGCGGGCTTTTCGCGGTCGCTATGAGAGTTTTCTTGGAAAGACTGCAGGCAGAGATTCAACGCCAAGTCGAAGAATTTGCCGGCGAAGTTGATTTCATCAAGAAGCAGAAAGAAGTCTTGGAAACCTCTCCAGAAGAGCAGATCCTTCAAGAGTTCAAATAAGGAGACAATATGACATTCGTAATCGCAATTTTTGTTTCGCTCGTTTTAGGTTTCGGGCTCGGCCGCATAAAAGATGCCGCCAAGCTAGCTACAGTTAAAGCCGAAGTATCCAAGGCTGAGAACGCCGTGTCTGCCGAAGTCAAGGCTGTCGTGGCAGCTATCAAAGCCAAGCTGTAAAAGTCGGGTGGCTCCCTCAAACCGAAAGGTGTCGTCAAGGCGTACCTTGAGCATCGTATTACAGGGGGCGAAAGACTAAATAAATTCCTCGGCTTGATCACCGAGGCTTAGACTTGAGGGAGAGCCCATACTCTCCCCAGGTCGTTCTTATGGGAGAATCAAAATTGTTCTGGCGCGCTGGATAACACGGGCCACGGTCTAGACCGAAAAGACAACGGATTAAAGCATCAGTATTTAAACGTGGTTCCGTGTTGCGGTAGATGCAACAGAATTAAAGGCGCCTATTTTACGTATGAGCAAATGATGTTGCTTGCTCCTCCGCTTCGAAAAATTCAACAATCTATTACGCCTCGGATTGAGGCCTAAAGGTGGAATCATGATTAACATTCAAGATCTAATTATTTCAGGAAAAGTACCTAGCAGCACCACAGCAGCAGACAACCGCTCGGGATACCCGAATGGTTGGCCGATTTTCGCGGACATTACGGAGCAGGTTAAGTACGACTGGAACAACCTTCCCTCCGATCGAGTTCGCATGTTGAAGAATGAAGCGACGTACAGGACAGCCCTAGAGGCTTTCTTGCTTGGACCAGCGCCCGTTGTATCCGTGGCCCCAGGCCCCGAGGTCACGTTGGCCCCTTCCGTCGAGGAAGAGCTCAACGCTGAGCCTCCGGTTCCTACGTCTGCGGAAGTCGTAGCAGATGCCGTCGTCGAGGAAGCAGTCGTGGTTCCGACGGAAGAGAACGAAGGGACAATTATTGATTATCCTTTCGGTTCGATCACCAAAGTTAAAGGCGGATGGGAAGCGCGCGTCGACAACAAAGATGGCTCCGGCGTCCAGGTTTTCAAAGGCAAGACGAAAGATGAATTGATCGGCAAGTTGCTGCAGTCAGCAGCACATGCCTCGGCGAAGATCCGCCAGCAGGAAACAGAACGGCAGCGTCTGATCGCAGACGAGCCGGCCGATATGGCTGTCGAGCGGAAGCGTTTGGCTCCCCGAAAGCTGACGGCAGATGAGCAGTTTGAGTTCGCCGAAGCGATCACTTCCGGCGATCCAACCAGAATTACCAAGGCGATGGCCAAGCGAGACGAGATCGTTCTCGGCGGCTCCGTCGAGGAAGTCATCGGTCAAGTCAACCAGACTCGCGATGAACTAGAATTTGAATCGTACAAAGCAATCGCCAAAACGTTCATCAAGCAGAACCCTCAAGTTGTTTTCTCCAAGGAATTCGGAGACAAACTCGACGAGGTCATCGCCGAGAATAATTGGGCGTATACCGTACGCAATCTGAACAAAGCCCTCGTGATTCTGAAAGAGAAGAACGAGGTTGAATTAAAAGTTTCGACACCGGAAGTTGAGGCGGAATTACCCGTTCCGACTTCTGTCGCAGTTCCAGCAGTGGCCGCACCGGCTGTAAAGCCGGTTGCAGCGCCTGCTCCAAAGCCAGTGCCGCCTCAGCCTACCAAAAAGCAGATTGAGGAAAGGTTACGGCCCGGGTCCGCATCCACAGGGATATCGCCACGTCAAGCCAGTGTCCGGCAAGGCGCGGCGCCCTCTCCAGCAGTGGGGCTGACCGCCGAGGAATACAATAGAATGTCTGTAAGCGAGACGCGTCGTAAGTACAAAACCGACTTGGGATTCAAGACGGCCGTCGACAAGCTGATTGCAGAAGGCAAGATCTAACGTAGACCGCGCAGTTTTTCACCAGGAAGTTAAACCTCCATGTCTCTTGGATTTCCTGCTTCAAACGTCACCGGCAATTTGCCGCAGTCGACGGTCAAGTTCTATGACAAGCAATTCGTCGAGAACTTGAAGGCTGAGACGCCTTTCGTGCGTTGCGCGGAACGGCGTGATCTGCCTCTAAACAGCGGTAACCAGCTCGTGTTGTTCGAATACAACACGTTCGGTGCCAACACTTCACAAGCGACGGAAGGGACCCCGGGCGCAGGCATCATCGCCTCGCTCGTTTCCAACACGTCCACGATCGGTGAGTACGCTGACTACGCTTCGTTCTCGAGTCTTGCTTTGGCAACCGCCATCGATGACACTCTTGCCAACGTCGCGAAGGAATTGTCTTACCGACTGGGCCAGTCTCTTTCGAACCTCGTTCGCTACAGCGTTGACGGCGCGTCCGCCATCGACTCGAACGTTCTCGTGCAGTTGGCAGCGGCTTCGAGCTCCAGCTTCACCTCCTTGTCCATCGGCACTATCCGCGCCGCGATTCAGTCTCTCGCCGGCCGTTCCGTGAAGCCTTTCATGGAAGCGAAAAAGCGGTTTGCCGGGATTAACAATTACGCTATCGCGGCGTAACGGTCCCGGATCAACAATTTGACTATATCCGTTAACCTCTGCTATAATGGCAGACGAGACGGAGGGAAGAACCAATGAAAGTTTCTAATTGGCCGTATCTGGCCGGATTGATTGACGGCGAAGGTTGCCTTTCAATTTCTAAGCAAGTGAACAACTATCATAACAAAGGTCGTAATGATTACATTCAATACGGCTTTCGTTTAAGTATAACGAACACTAGTTTAGAGTTGATGAAATATTTGATTGAACATTTTGGCGGCGTCTACTACACAAAGAGAACCAACAGTGATAACTGGTGGAAAACTTCGTATGAGTGGAGGCCGAAAGGTAAGAACAACAACGAACGAGTTTTGTTGGCTGTTATTCCTTACATGGTAGTAAAACGAGAGCAAGCTAAACTGGCTTTGCTTTATGTTAGACTTCCGGAACAAGATCCTGATAGCAGAGAAAAGCTATTTAATCAAATGCGACTCCTCAATCGAAAAGGTTCACCCCCAACGACTAATACGTCAAACGTTTCTACTGAAACGAAGATAGAGTCTGATCTCACGAGCGATCGTGAGTGTGCCCCTGTAGTGATACAGGACGCCTAAACACAAATACGTACACCCCTTCGCATGGGGCGACGCGATTAACGACACCTCTAACAACAGCCCGATCGATGTGCTCAAGCACACCTCTGAAGGCCTGATGCGAATGGAAGAGCTGCCTTCTGCCGACCTCACGGAAGTTTTCGAACTCCCGGGAACCGGCGTTGATTTCTTCCAGACGAATCTCGTCACCCAGACGTCGAACTATAAGACGACTGGCGCGACGGCTCTCCGTACCTACATCTTCGGTCGCGATGGCGTCATTGCTATCAACCTCGCGGGCCGCGGAGACACAGCGTACGGCGACGGGAATTACCGCGGAATCAAATGCAACGTAGTCCAGAACGCGCCAATTAGCGTTTCGGATCCCGAAGGTTTGATCCCAGGATGGACCTCCTTGAAAAAAGCGGCTTGACCGCTTTATGGGGTGCCTCGACGAAAGTCGAATAGCACTAATCTTCTCTGATTGACTTGAACCCTGAAACGGGAACAAGGGGCAAGCGAAAGCAGCCTGAGAGACTAAGTGAGAAGACGGCCTTAGGGCCGAAGCGATAGTCCGATCTCATGTAAATAGAAAGCATGAGACGAGAACAGAAATGATTCTCGCAGACGAAAGTCTGGTAACAGTATGATAAAGTCCATTTCACGGTCACCCTTCCTCCTGATCCCACACAGCGCGTCCGCCTCATCGACGCTCTGTCCGGCATCAGCTAAACCTTCGCTCGAGGGAATCGAGCATTGACTTCCGAGAATCAGCGGAGTATAATACTGATTAAGGGTTGTGGGGCGCGCCTCGAACGCGCCTCACTATCCGAACTCATTCGAGGTGAGTTAATGATTGCACATCCTGAAAATATACGACTAGACGTATTAAGGCTGTTGAAAGATGGCAGAGGGTCAAAAGAAATTTCAACGCGCCTAGGTCTATCAGTTGGAGCCATAGAAGATTGGGCAGCAGCGTGGCGAAAAACTGGCGAGTTGAAAGCGTTTAAACGACCAGGATCTGAATTTACGGCCGAAGCAAAACGGCTATCTAATGGATATTATAAAAGTATTCGCAAACGCTATTTGGGCATGAAGTGGTTGGATTACATAGAAAAAAGGCATTTCGGATTTGCTAGCCCAGTAGAAGCAATACATTTTTATTTGGACGAACAAGGATCCCCTAGAGCGTGCGCCTATTGTGGGCGCCTTCCAATGAAAGATAAAGTGTGGGGTCTAGATCGTCTGGATTCCTCGATAGGCCACGTGCCTGGGAATTTGGTTCCGTGTTGTGGAAATCATCCAGAGAACCGGTTCATGTCTTGTCAAGTTAGCAAATCAAAATTCTCTTTATACGGATGGCTAGAAACAAACATTTCCAGATCATTAGGCCGCCCCGCTACAATCGATGAAACTCAAGCGCGTGTTAATCAAGTCGAAGCGCTGGCTCAAAAGTTTATTCGAGGGTGATTATCTGCCATCGTAAACCACTTCGATTCCAAACAAGTTTAGCAGTATAGGAAATAAATGAGCAACCCCTTCACAGGACCGATTCCTCCTATCGCGCTCCCGGAAAACGTGCATAAAGTCTGGTTGTTTACTCAGAACGCGGACGGCACAATGTCTCCCGGAACTTCTGGCGGCGGTGGGGGAGGCAACGTAAATATAACCGGAATAAACGGTTCGGCGCCTGCGTTATCGAACCCTCTTGCTGTAGAGTTATCTGACGGATCCAACGCGTTCGGTACTGTTATTAATCCCCTGAGCGTCAACGTTCTTTCTGGTGGCGGTTCTAATCCATCAGTAGGAACCACAGGAGCGGCTGCGCCAACGTCTGCTACCGAGATGGGTATCATTGTTGCCGGTCTTTTGCAGGCCGTATCAGCTGCGAATCCCCTGCCTATTTCTGCGGCTAGCCTTCCTCTTCCTGCGTTGGCTGCAACCTCGACCAAGCAATCGGACGGAAGCCAGAAAACACAAGTAGTAGATGGTGCAGGAAACGTAATCGGAAGCACTGGTAACGCCCTAGACGTAAATATCAAGACGGGCATTTCCAACCCTTTGCCCGTATCGGCTACGCAAACCACTTCTCCTTGGGTTGTAGCAGGCAACAGAACAAACAACAACGCGGCTCCCGACGGCGGGAATGCGGGGGTTCTTCCCTCTGTAGCCAACGCTGCTCCTCCAGCATACACAGAAGGCAATCTTGTTTTACAGTCTGCGGATTTGCAAGGCAGCACGCGCGTTACGCCCTCAGGTTTTCCTCAAATTGTTCAGAAGACTTCTAACACGTCTACTGGTTCCGTCGCCAGTTTGGCGAAAGCTTTTGCCAGCAATGTTTCTCGTAACTCTACTATTATCGTTGTTTGTGGTGTAGGAAACGGAACCACACCAACGGTCACCGACTCGGCCGGCAACACATACACGAATGACATCGTTAAGGCCAACGGCGCCGCGTTTAACATGGCAATATTCCACGCTATTAGCGCCACGGCCGGAGCAAATACCGTAACTGTAAATAACGGCGGAACAGCTGCATCTATTGCGATGGAGATTTATGAAGTCGCCGGGCTGCTGACGTTAACCAACGTAGTTTTAGATGGCACGAACGGAAACACAGCAACAAGCGCCACGCCATCTACGAACTCGGCATCCGGCGCGTTAAATACAACCTTTCAGCAGACTCCTTATTGTTACGCCTTTGGCGGAATCGGCGTAGGAACCGCCGCGCAAACAATTACTATCACTGCCGGAACACAAGGCTTCGTAAACGATTCTGGACAATTGAATCCAACTACTCCTGCTGGATTATTCAGCTTCGCGGCTGCCTCGGCTTTTTGCGCCATACCGCAACCGGTGACATTGGCTGGAACGATTACATCAGAGCCTTGGTCGGCTGTCGTAGCTCTTTATAGGCCCGTGACAATGCCAGTCCAAGGCAATGTTCGGATGATGGTCAAATCTGGAACATCCAGTAGTGTGGTAGATTTTCCTGTAGCTGGTGTAGGAAACGCTACAGACACGCTGAACGTTTCCTTGGTTGCTAGCAATTCTTCCTCCACCGGAGAAAACGTAAATATCAGAGCGCAATCGCCGGGCGGTGCAGGAGGAAACGCTATACCTTCTTTTGCTATGGTTGCGGCAACCGGACCCGTAAGCCCAACAGGCACCACTAGCTCCGCTGTGATACGCACGCCTAATGTATGGCGTGGTTCTCAGTTTATCGCGGCGGGTCAGAATAATATTTGGGTTCCTCCGGCAACTAAGAAAGTTCGTTTGATGAATTATCAAATTGAAGTCGGGGAAGATGCTACTTTATCTGGTGGTCCGTTACCGATCAATTTGTCTTTTTGCGAGAAACTTGGAACTTCAACAGGTGCGACCTTGGCCTACCCTGGCTTCGGTTATACGCATCGCCTAGTTATTCCTGCCGCAGTATTGGCGACGTCTTATGACGGCTACATTTCTAACTGGATTAACCTTGGCAATGGTCAGTTATTGACGACCGCGGGTGCCGCTCTCCAGATGGGAATCATGGTTCCGCAGACAACTGGCGCAGTTAATCCTACGTGGACGATCGCCTCAAATCAATGGGAAGCTGCAACCGTCGGCTTTAAGACGAACGGCAATACTGGTAATTTCAAATTAATTCAGCAAACAAACGCTGTTGCGTCTGCGGCTTCAGTTGCTCTACCTGCTGTGCAATCTATTTCCGGTAACGCGATCTACGTAATTATCCGCATCACACGCGCGGTTGGTGGCGGCACACCGACTGTTGTAGTGACGGATACGGCCGGGAACACATACACCAACTCCGCGTTTACGACCAACGCCACCGACAACGCCAACGGAAGTATAATTTTGATCGCTTCTTCTACAAACATCGTCGGCAACGCGGCCAACATAGTTACGGTAACGACTTCGGTGAACGCAGCTACTCAGCTTGAAGCCATCTATCTTGAGTACGCCGGCATGGGTTCTGTCGGAGTTGATGCCGCTTTGGTTGGTGTAACCGGAAATAGCACGTCGCCTGCGTCAGGTAACTATACACCCGCAACTGCTGGAGACTTAATCTTTAGTTTCTTCGGAACTTCGGCTTCCATAGCTTCTCAGCCAACTGTTGGCTCTAACTTTAATATTCGCGGATCCCTGTTCAACGCAACGCAAGGATGCCTTGCCGTAGCCGATAACTTCGGAAACGGATCTTTAACTACCGGCCTCGTGAACGTTGTGGTAGCTGGAACGGAGGAATAGATGAGTCATGTTTACGTGGTTTCAAGCGCAACCTATATTCCCGGAGTACCGGGACCCGACCCTCTGGTAACTATTGTAGGAACTGTCGACGGCATTGATGTCATAGTTCAAGTATGGCTGAGCAGCCTTCAGCAAGCCAAACAACTTGGAGGTCTTACCGCGGTTAAGAATTTAGTAGCGCCGATAATGCTGGCTCAATCAATTGTAAATTCGCCGCCTACACCGACGGCGCCAGTTGAACTACCAACGGGAACATTCACACAATAAGGAAGGAATACCTATGAGCACATACAAAAGCTCTTCGGCACCCGCTTTGTGCGGAACGTGCAATAAGACAGTTTGTAAGCATTTGTTTCCAGAAAGATTTACAAGTCAAGAAGTCGAGGAAGAGATTATTCCAGAAGTGGTAGAAGAAGATTTTATCCTCGAAGAAGAACGCGTAGACGAGCCGGCTCCGTATATCCCTGGAATCAGAGACGCTGTTGCTGTAGCTCCTCAACCTAAAGGTCCTTCTATTGTTTACGGCCCCAAAGGCGACAAAGGAAATACTGGTGCTCCTGGTCCACGTGGTTTAGTGGGTCCTACAGGTCCCCGCGGCGAACGCGGAGAGCGTGGTCAACAAGGTGAACCCGGTCTTTCTAATATCCCAGGCCCTCAAGGTCCGACAGGTTTTACCGGCCCCAAAGGCGAGAAGGGGGAGAAAGGAGATACAGGGCCCAAAGGTGAGACTGGTTCGACCGGTCCCCATGGGTTACAAGGTCTTTCAGGGCGAGACGGTTTCAACGGCGAAAAAGGCGATCCTGGCCCCAAAGGCGAGAAAGGCGATCGTGGAGAACAAGGTCTTAGAGGTTTTCAAGGCGACCCAGGAAGAGATGGTCGCAACGGCGTAGACGGCAAAGACGGAAAGACGGGAGCTCCCGGACGCGACGGCATAAACGGTCGAGACGGAGAACGAGGCTCGACTGGTCCGCAAGGTGAGATAGGGCCTCAAGGCCCTACAGGAGTCAGGGGGCCGGCGGGCCCGATCGACGCCGCTATCGACGCGGCTGTCAAGGCTTCAATCACAGCAGTGCTTCAAGTATTGAAAGAAAAAGGAATTGTTTAGAAGTAAACACCGAACAGAGGATCCCGCAAGGGAACGGTGCAGCGTACGGTAATGCTCTGGACTGAGCCGTTCGCGGAGAGCAACATGAAATTTCTTCGCGCATTATTGCTGACATCTCTTTTCGTTTTAGGGGTGCAACCCTCCGTAGCAGCAAACAAAAAGCATCAAAAAGCAGAGACCGCGACTTTCTTATTATATGGACGTTCGGCATCCGCCAACAGAGATCATGTTCCTATTTGCACGGCTTTTGTTTATAAGAAAGTTTCCGATGGTTACAATTTGCTGACTGCCGGGCACTGCTTCGTGAATACGGGAGCGCCGGCAGACGTTCAATACTTCGTAGTGCCTGGGCAAGTGGTAGACGGCTCGTACAAAGGCGAAGACGTTGAGGTTTTAGGCGCGGTGGATGATGGCAAAATGGACGTTGCTGAACTTCATCTGAAAACTAATAAAAAGTATTCCGTACTTGAGCTGGACAACAAACTTCCTAAGATTGATGATAAAGTTTTCTTCGTCGGATATCCTGCCGTAGTCTCCCAGGTAGTTATGACCGGTCGAGTTGAAAGCGAAGTACTTCGAAGCAACGGTCCTCGCAATGATTGTGGTATTTGCGAAGGTCGAATCCTGGTACAAATAGGCGGGGCGGGTGGGGCCAGCGGTTCTCCCGTTATCAGCGAGAAGACAGGAAAAGTAGTTGGCATTCTAGAGGGTCACGCTTTCGAAAACGGTGTTTTAATTGTCCCGGCGTCCGACGTTCATGTATATTTGTTACGAGCCACTTTACCGAAATACGTACCAGTAAAAAACGAATCAGGCGAGGGGGATCAGCCATGATAATGCTGCTTCAATTAGGCTTGTATTTAGTAGTTGGATTTTTGTTTGGACTGGGATTCCACGTCTCAGGTAGATTGATCAATCGTAAGTAAAGCTTCCCCAGGAGGGAATCTCATGGCTGATATCGGCAAAGCAAATATCGTTCGCAAAGCTCTTCCGACCAACGTACCTGACCACGTCAAGCGCAGGCTGATGGGAACATCGGCTGATTCGCGCGCGCCGTGGGAGACATGGCGGCAGGCTGATCCTCTAGCCAACTGCTCTCCGGAGCTCAAGCAAGAGATCGCTGAATACTCCCAGAAGCATCACGGGAAAACTTCCTCGTCCAATATCGAGGAACTCTGTCGGCAGAAAGAAATGTCGAAAGAGATGGTGAAGGAATACAAGTTTTACAATCAGGATGAACTGACGCGCGACGACGCAACGAGAAAGGGTCGCACTCTTCATTGCCTGGAGTTTTTGAAACAGCTGGAGACCATTCGGCCGGCGTATCTGTCGGCGAACATCCAGAAAGGTCTGACCGGTCTGGCTGTCTATCACCCAAAAGATGTTGTGGGCGAAGACGGCGTGGCTCGGCGCGTTGACTGGCATTACGTTTGCGGCGTCCAAGTCGGATACATGTACGAATACTCCGTGCTCTATGTCGACGACAAAGGCCTGCCCCTGAACGAGAAGTGGCGCGGGTGGAGAACCGTTCTTCTCAGGTTGATTCAATTAGGTCATGTAACGGAAGAGCAAGCCCTCAGGGTTTTCGGTGAGCCGACCCCCGCGGGAGCCAAGCGGTATTTGGAGCAACTCTACTTCTGGCGCAATCGCAACCGCGATGCTGGAGACAAAAAGGACGAGTAATCGTGGCTAAACTCACTACAAACAGCGGCACAGTCAACTATCCGGCCAGCCATCAGTTGGGGATGAAAGTTCCCAAGGGCGGCGCAAGCTGTGCGTCTTGTAAATTCGTGAGTCAGGATTTGCTTAAGTGTGCGAACAGGCAGTTCGTCGTTTGGAACGGATCAAAATTCCTTCCGCAGAAAGCCGACGAATATTGTTGTGACCTGTACAAGATTAAACCAGCGGCGAAAGCCTCCGGCCCTATGTCCGCAGTATTGGCAGAACGCAAAGGATAAATTTGTATGTCATTTAAATCTGTTCAAAAGAAGATCGCAAGCCAAGGCCACAGCATGGAAAGTGCTGGAGCCATTCTGGCTAGCGCATCCCGCCACGCCAGCGCTGCCGCCAAACGCGCCAACCCCAAACTGAAAAGGGTGAAGGGCAAGATGCATGAAGGCGGATTGATCGAAGAGTCCGGCACTTACGAGATGGAAAAAGGCGAAGTAGTTGTTCCGGCCAAGGGACATGCCTACGAGCACCAGAACGTCGAAGCAATGCCCAACGGGCCCGAGGCACCATGTGCCGGACACTGGGAGATCGATGGCGGCTCCGTTAAGTTTGTCAAGAGCGAATAATGTACACACGATTTCAAGAATGGTTGGAACGTCATCCTGCGATAGCTAACGTGCTTGGGTTTCCCCTTCTGATTTTGGGATTGATCTTAGATTCGATCAGGAACAAATAAAGGAGAATGCCGATGTTTGATCCACGAACTCTTCCCGGTGGAGATTTTTATTTCAACTTGGCATGCATGCTATGGTATGCAGCTATGGCGATCGATTGCGTTATAACTCGATGGGCACTCTGGTATTACGGCGGCCAAGAAAGAAATAAGATCATGCGGTGGTTCACCGACAAAAATCATATATTCAGAACATTTCTTGATGGCGCCGTTCTTAGGCCGGCGATCATGTTTAGTTTCTTGTCCATATGTCAATGGGGCGGATTTGTGGATAAGGCTCATTCTTATCTGCCTTTCGTGTTGGCAGCAGCTACTTCTTATTTTCCCATAAAGAATTACTTGGCTATTCGAAAAGCCAGAAAGAAATAAAATTTGGAGCGTGGTCCAATCGGTAGGACGCCTCACTGTTAATGAGGACGGTGAAGGTTCGAGTCCTTCCGCTCCAGCCAAAATTTGGAGGATCGTTCAACAATGTCAACGTTTAAGAAAGTCGCAAAAATCCTGATTACGATTCTCGTAGTGGCCGGAGTGATCGCCACAGTCATCGCAAAACTATCAGGTCAATAAAGTTCGCTTGCAGTCGCGCCGCTGTCCTACTTAACGGGGGCTTTCGGGACAAACGGATGGACCGCAGGGGTAAGCTCCCACAAATTTTGATATACAAAAGTATATCAAAGACGCCGAACGATATGTCTTTACATATCGACGCAACGTCACCAGCACGTACGCGTGCTAAGGAGAAACACAATGAGCAGCAAAGTTATTGATCCCAATAAGAAAGTAGAAGCGGAATCGAATGATGGCGGACTCTCCGAGATCCCCGAAACGAAATCCGTCGAAGAGCTCGTTCCTGCAAAGGCGCGGCTCAAATCGCAGGCCGAGATCGACACAGAAATGACCTTGATCCGTCTGGAGACCGAGAAGCTTCGGCTCGAGAAGGAAAAGCTCGAACTCGAAAAATTGCGCAATGATGTCCTTGAGATCCGGCAGCAGCAAGAACAAGCCAGGGTTTCTCGAGATACCGTACAGGAATCTCTCGACTTCGCGCGTGAGAAGCGAATCTCTGATGAAACGCTCTGCACGCACATGAAGGGTGGCGACTCCGGTTCAATGATGAACGGTGGTCCTGCCCAGGGCAACGACGCGTCGAACTACGCCATGTTCCAACACACGCTGACCACGGGAGTCACCTTCCGTTTGTGTTCGCGCTGCGGAAAAACGTGGTTCCCCAAGGATCCAGATTACCGTTGGGCGATGTCTCGTCCGACTAGAAACAGCCCGAGCTCAGGCAGTCCGTCGCCTGGGCTGGTTAAGAATCCTAAATTCGTCCGTGTGGTGTCGGAAGTTCCTCATCGCGCGCGGCCAGTTCAGGAATACAACTACGAACAAGGGCAAGAGTAATTGCTTTAAATTTGGGGAGGCCTTGTAAACCTCCCCAAATAATTTCAGTAATCTTAGGAAATAACGATGGGAAATTCCACGACAAAATTGCAAGCGATCGTCGATTTTACGAGAACGTATCCGGATCTTTCCCCGGTTCTTTCTTCCGGAGGTTTCAGTTTGGAGCCGGCGTTAACAATCGCTAATGACGTCATGATCGCGATGCTTTCCCGGCCATTCAATTGGAAGTGGAATCGCACCCGCGTCCCTGTTTTCTACACGAATTCCTGGCAGCAAGACTACGCGTCGCTGACAGTCAATAATCTTTCCTGGCTCGAGTACGCCATCCTTATCGACATCAATTCGACCTCTGAGCCCAAAGACAAGTATCCTCTCGAAACAAACCGTGATCTGCCCGAAGCCTCCGTTCAATACGGCCGGCCGGGACAAGTCTGCTGGCTGCCCAACGATCAGCTTATCTATGGCACTTGGGGCGGTTTGAACACTGGCGAGGGCTCTCAGCTCAACCCAGGTCCTGGAAGCGTCTACGGAGCTCTCCTGGGCGTTGTAGCCCAACCTAAGAACCCGTTACTACAGGTTCAGGATCCCAACGGGAATTTATGGGTTCTGTCAAATGCCCTGACTACCGGAGCAGTTCTAGGCAACACGCAGCCTGTGTGGCCCACCAACCCTGTATTCCCAACACCCACGAATCCCAATCAAGTCGCGACTACGGTCACAGACGGCACCGGCATCTGGACCGCCGTCAACCCCAAAGGACAAGGCCTGCGCCTCAATCCTATCCCCTCACAGCAAGGAAAAGTTTGGCAAGCCCGCGTGTTCGGGCAGATGCGCGCCCCGATGTTCACTTCTTTGAGCCAAACGATCGAACCGATTCCTGACGACTATGCCGCGTATTTCCGCCGCGGGTTCGTCGCCTATTCTTACATGCACTCGAAGGACAAACAGATCCGCGCGAAGTTCCAAGATCAGCAAGCTCTCTGGGTCGCGTCTTTGCAGAACGCAATTCAGTCCGGCGATCGCGAGCGCGACAATACCGGACTTTATCCAACCGATGCTATTATGCCGGCGCCCGGCAGCACGTACTTGGGCCCCGCAAATCCGTTTTACCCAGGCGGCTACTGATGTATAATGCCGGATGGGAAAATAGATTCCTAAAAACGGTTGCGTGGGGATAACAATGCGTCGTCCACTTATTTATCTTGTCCGACATGGCTCCACAACTGATTCACACCTCAAAATCTTTCGAGGCCAGCGCGACTCCGCGTTGGATAAGAAGGGTTTCATCGACGCACATAACCTTCGAGAGTTTTTCGAGAAAAGAGAATGGCATCGAATTTTCTGCTCTGTCATGACCCGTGCCATTCAAACTGCTACGATCATCTGCGATGATCAGGCTGATTACCAGCCCGAGACCGTGGAAGGTCTCGAGCCTTGGAACATTGGAGCACTTACCGGTCTTCCCAAGAACGAAGAGAACATAAAGAAAATAGAATACTTCGATGAGCATATAACTGAAGCTCCCGAAGGCGGCGAATCGATCGAGCAGTTTCAAGAACGAATCTGGCCGTTGTTGGCAGAATTCATAGAGTTGGGCTGGAAGCAAGGAATTCCTTGCATCGTTATCGCCCACTCTTCGATCATTCACTCCTTGAATCACCTTCTAGAAGGCAGAGACCACGACGAGATGGCTGTTAAGCCCGGCGGTGTCATAGAAGTTTATATGGAAGACGGCGAGATAAAACATAGGCCAATATTCAAGGCCGGACTCGACGATTCGTCCTTCCAGAAATCATAAGGACATATCATGGCGGCAACTAAAACTTTGCAAAATTCTATCGATTGGATGCGCCCATTCTTAAATTGGGCTAACCTAACTATCGGTACGAATAACGAGCCGGCTTTCACGAGCGCGAATCAAGCGCTGCAGACTATCGTAGGCCCCCCATTCGTGTGGCCTTGGAACCGTAACACTGCTTCATTCCTTACCACCGTTGGCAAGCAAGATTATAACGCGGCAATATCCGACTTCGGCTATTTGGAAACAGCCACGATCGAGCTCTGCGGAACCATCACAAGCGTCGTAACGAGCGGCACTGCGGCAGTCTATCACGCCATCAATGGATTCAGCAGCCTTCGCAACGGAGGAGTCGGCGAGGAAGTTGTCGTCACCGGTTGCACCACCTCAGCCCTCAACGGCACGTTCATACTCACCGCGGTATCTTCCACAACGTTCACGGTTGCGTCTACTGTCTCGGCCGGTACTGAATCGGAATCTGGAGCTCTAGCAGTTGCTGGGCCTTCCGTTCAGCTGGAATTGAAGTGGGGATCGCTGTCAGAAGATCGCGCCAAGGATCGCCCGACATACATCGCGACACAGGAGTCTGACGAGAGCGGAACATCTTTCGTGTTTCGTTTGATGCCCGTCCCTGAACAGAACTATCGCGTCAACCTTACGTATCAGGTTGCGCCTACGCCTTTTGCGCACGTCTCAGACACCTGGGGAATTCCTGATCAATTGCAGTACATCTACAATTACTTTTTCGCGTTCTTCATGTTCGATTACTTCGATGATCCTAGAGCGCGCGCGTATCGTCAGCTGGCTGTAGCGGCTCTCCTTGCCCGTCAGTCCGGCCTGAACGCCACTGATCGCAACCTGTTCCTCGGGAACTGGCTGCCGATCATGAGAGAAGAAACAGATAGTCAAGCCGGCGAAAATCAAGCGATTCAGGGGCGCGGAATCTAATGAGTCAGAACCTAATTCAAGCACAAGGTGGGGGCCCGCAAAAACCTACTCGCTTCGTTAGCCTGTTCACGTCTAGGTTCCTCACTGGACTTTATACGAACCGGTCACTGCTGCGCGGCCCTCTCCAAACCTTGTATTCGGACTTCTATCATCTTGGCGCCACAGATGCGCTGGCCGATGGATTGAACTCTGAGCTATCGATCAGGCAGACAATGATCCGCCGACCGGGTAATCCGAAATTTTCCACGCAACAGACGGCCGCGGCAGTCGATTTCTTCTACGCTTTCCACAAGTCCGACGGCACCATCTCTGTTATCGCGGATAGCGCTACAGATGTCGAAGTCGTTACGCCTACCACAATTACATCCATCTTCACTAAGTCGACTGGTGCGGGCCAAGGATATCTTCAAGGCATAAACAAAACTCTCTACATCGCTGATGGTCTCGATCTCGTCAAGTATATTCCTGGTACGACCAATCCCGACACAGGCAAGTCTATTTGGAATCTCGGCGGCGCTGCCCCCACAACTGCGCCCACGCTATCAGTCACGCTCACAGGTTCTGCTGGTACGCAATGGGCCGCTAACACCGTTTTCACAACGATGGGTTTGATCTACGATAGCGGCACTGATACGATGCAGCAGCTATACACCGTCAATGCCGACGGCACGAACCCATCCTCTCAATTCGGCACGTCCGGAAACGGGCAGCCTGTATGGGCACAAAACTATCTTGGCGTGACGGTCGACGGTACAGTTCATTGGACTAATTACGGCGAAATTCTTCTCTGGCAACCTAGCCATACCTACGCTGGCGGCGATCCTATTTTCGATCCAGGCACCGGCTGCGTATTCATCGCGTCACACAACTACAACGTCCAGTCTGGTTCCGTGTATCCTAGCTTCACGTCCACGCTTGGTATATCCGGAGCGCGCGTCACTGAATCCACCGGAGCCCGCTGGGAAAATATCGGGAAAGTTGAAGACTGGACAAATACGAATCCCACTTGCATACGTCTATGGCAGACAAGCAAGACCTATTTGCACTATGATCCTCCCATCAACGGTTCCGGAGGCGGAGATCCTACAAACATAAACTGCGCCACCGTAGAGCCAAACGGAAATCTTCCTTCCACTCCAGATAGTCCTGTATTTTTGCAAGCAGCAACAACGGCCGGCACTACCGCCTCGACGGCTACGGCTCCGTCTTGGGGTACTACAGTCGGCGCTCTAACTCAAGATGGTCAACTTGGCTACGTGAGTTTGGGTAAAGGAACGTGGGTCGCCAATACAGCGTACGCGGGATGGACTCCTGGTGGGCTGTTCTCAGCGGTTAAGGACGCGAATGGAAACTTCCAAGTCGCTATCGTAACTGGTACCAGCGGCGCTCTCGTCCCAGGAACATCTGACGTTCTTACGGCGGCCGGTAATGCTTCTGGCGGACACACCACATACACTGGAACATTCCCCATCGCGTTCACTGTGGGAGCTCCCGTCACAATCGCCGGCTTCTCGACCAGCGCGAATAACGGAAAATTCCAAGTCGTATCCTGCAACGCGACCACTCTCGTAACTACTAACTCCGCCGGAGTCGCAGAGACCCACGCCGGAACTGCGGTTTACAATCCGTGGGGTACTTCCTACGGCGCGCAGATCATTGAAGGAACTGTTACCTGGACTTGCGTCGGCGCGGCGTCTCCTAGCTGGTCGGCCGCCACTAAATGGTATCTGCCTGCGATCGGATTCGTTCCTCCTTCTGCGTCTCAACAATTTGGCGGCGCGGCAGTCATAGATTCGAACGGTGTCAATCAGTTTGTAATCTCTTCCGGCAAAAGCGGAGGCAGCGCACCGACGTGGCAAGCGATTGGCTCCAACACCACAGACAATGGCATTACATGGTACGCCGTATCTTCGTTCACTGCTGCAGGATTCTCCTGGACGTCTGGACACGGATGGTGTTACGCGTTCAAAGCGCGCACAACGACGGACGTGAGCGTTACGGACGCCCCTCCGCTGCAGATTCCCGGCACCAACTCTCCCAACGTGCTTGGGCCCTTAGGGACTCCAACGGGCTGCGGTGATGGCTCAGTATCAACCGCATCGCCCGTCGCGCAGATCACAGGAGCGAATACTGGCGCTCAGGTTTTGATTTCTGGCCTCGGCTCTTCTGATCCTCAGTATGACACGATTATGGTTTTCAGATCTGCCGATGGTTTCGGTGCGAGCGGTCCTTACTTGTTCCTTACGGAACTTGCTATGCCTCCGCGGCTAGCCAACGGTCAGCCGGGAACTTGGAGCATCATCGACTTCATGCCGGATGACGCGACCAATCTTCTACCAGGATTGGACACCGGAACTACGGCTCCGATCAATCATGTGAACGATCCTCCTCCGGGACAATTCGGCTCTACGAATTTCGTTCCTTCTGCTGCGGATCCAACAGTCGCGCTGGCGGACTCGGCTCTCAAAGGAATCGTTTATCACCAAGGGCGCATGTGGGGTTTCATCGGAAACAACGTGTTTGCTTCCGGCGGTCCGGATACAGATCCAGGCAACGGCTTCACTGCATGGCCTCCTGCGCAAGCCTTCCCGTTCAGCAGTAATGTTACGCGTTTGATTCCTACGGCGACGGCTCTGCTTGTATTCTTGACCACGGACACTTATTTGATTGGCGGCGGCCCCGCAATAACCGATTATTACTCACAGCTTCTCGCCCCAGGCGTTGGCCTCCTGTCGTGGAACGCCGTCACGATGGTGCTCGGTCTCCCGTATTTGTTTTCATCAGACCGTCAATTTATCAGTATCGATCCTAGCGGTGGCTTCACGCGCATCGGGCATCCTATTGGGGACAAGCTTAGTCAATTCAGTCCATTGACTGCATACGTAACGTATCATAGCTTCGGCGACCAAGAACATGCGCTTTTCATTTCAGACGGTTCGACTCAATGGTATCGTTGCGACCCCTACCCGACTCCGGACAGTCAATTAACTGGACCGATATGGAGTCCGAAAGCTACGATCAGCGGCGGATTCAAAGCCATCAATTCGATCGAGACTTCTCCAGGCACAAGACAGCTTCTTATTGGGCCCACGTCTGCGGGATTCATCCTAGCGCGCGATTCGACTTTCACGACGTTCGTGGATAACACGAGTCCGTACGAATCAAACTTCGTGATGGGTAATATCGTCCTGGCGCATTCGGGCCAGATGGCTGAATGCAACTTCATTCAGGCTGACTTCTCGCAAGTCGGAACACAACCTATAGTTTCGGTTCTATTCGACGAACTGGGAGCAACTAACGGCGCGGCATTCGAAACTATCTCCAACACTTTTGTGTCTGATCCTCCGAAGCTGTTCGGGCCAACGGCAGTGCCAAAAACGTTGTGGATGAACAGATACTATTTTGGATCAACCACCCCGGCAAATGGAGGCGACCAAACGCCCGTTGCTGCATGGTGTAAATCGATGCAGATCAAAATAGATTTTGGAGCAGCGGATACCGTGCAGAACGAACTACTGGCGTTCACCATAAACGGGGCTCTTTATCAGGAGAAATAGTGGCCACTCTTAAAGAAACCCTACAGAAACCTAGCAACATTGGGGATTTGATTAACACTCTTATGTCCCAACCTGCTCCGGCCGTGGTGCCTCGCGAGCAGCCCGGTCTTGCTACGGGATCTTTGGGCCCAGCGCCTGCCGTCTTCACGACAGATTACGATCGTGTACGTCAGTGGATGCGCCCCGGAACTTCTCAGAACCGATTTCCGCCGCTCCCTACGAAAGCGAATCCTCAACTGAACGCTGCGGCTTCGTCCGTAACAAAGAACGTGATCACGCAAACTGTTACGCCGCCCGCGATCGACGATGATGATATCATAGTCAATCCGCAAACAGGGGTAAACTACACCGTTCAGCAAAGCGACTACAACAAACTGATTTCGATAGCTAATGCTGCGGGCGGAACTATTTTTCTTCCACCCGTCACGGGCTCGGTTGGAGTTTCTGTGAACAATAAAAGCGGCACATCACCGTTTTTATTTAATTCCGGTAACACTACGTTTGACATGACCGGTTTGACAGGCACTAGCACGGCTACTGTAACAGTGACTGGAAAAGACATAAATGCAGGAGATTTTCTTTTCCTCTTTATTCGCAATCACGGAAGTCCATCTCCTAGTGGCGTATCCGGCGTCTCGATGACGGACACAATTAATGGCCCGTGGTCAGTAATAGCGAACGTAACTCTTAATGACGTTGGAGTATCTAACGATCGGATCAGTTTATTTGGTATTCAAGTTGCCTCCACTATCTCTGTAGGCACAACATTTAGCGTGACCACAGCCGCCACATACGTAGGAGTAGGGCAAAATCCAGGCGAAAATATCCTGTGGAATATGACAGGATTAAAAAACCTAAGCCAAAAAGTCGCGGCGTCAGGCCTAGTTACAGGAGGCAAATTTTCTAGCGGAGGGCTCACCTCGTCAAGTGCATCTACTTTTATAAGCTGCGCGGAAAACGATAACGGCGCCTTAAGTACAGGTATACCAGAAGGATCGTGGACAAACATTCTGACTAGTTCGAACATAGTCGGAGTAAACTTCAGATCTGCTATTTTAGGTAATATAAACGATATTTATGACAATAGTTCCTCTGGTAATTTTTATGGCGATTTATTGACTACTTTTATTGAGCTTGCGCCAACGGATATTGCTAAACTATCCGGAGATTTTTTCTGCTACATTCAGAATACCGGTCTGGGAAGCTACGCCGTCAAATCTTCCATCAATCTAGATGGATCCTCGTCGTCCATAACTTTGACGACAGGCCAAGGGGCGCTGTTCGTCTACAGCCCCGAACTTAATGGTTGGTTCACTGAGCGCGGAATGAGCGGAGGCGCAGTCGATGTAGATTTTTATCAAACGGTTCAACAAGCCGGGGTCAATAAAACCCAAGAAAATAAACTAAATTTCTTGGGCCCTATAACAGCTACAGACAACGCTGGAAATGGATCGACAGACATAGCAGTGCCAGATGTCGTTGGTGATTCTGGATCGGGCGGCGTTCATGGATTGGTTCCTGCCCCCGCTGCAGGAGACACTGCAGCAAATAAATTCTTAAAGGCTAGCGGTAGTTTCGCTACGCCACCTATAATGGTGGGTGATTCTGGGTCTGGCGGAACAGCGGGATACGTTCCCGCCGCTCCTGCCGGATCAAATGCAGCGGGAGATTTTCTATCTGCTGGCGGAAGTTTTGTGAATCCGGGAACCAACCCGGCATCGTTTAACACAGGTCTCGCATACGCGATAGCGGCAGGCTACGCACTAGGATAAAACATGGCAAACAACTCACCTATTTTCTCGAAGGCCGGAGACGTCAGTTCTAACAATGGAACTGGGATGGCCCCCACTCTCACTACTGGTTCAAACACGTATGATGGAACAAACGGAAACGCTGCGCTTGTTTATACCTCGGGTGCGGGCGGTTTCATTCAACGCCTTCGATTCAAAGCTATCGGCACGAACGTTGCGACAGTCGCTCGTATTTTTCTAAACAACGGCAGCTCGGCTGGAACAGCGACTAACAATAGCTTTTATGGAGAAATTTCTTTGCCTGCTACAACAGCTTCTGCGGTAGCCGCGACCATCGAAGAAGATTACATTATGAATATCGCTATACCAACCGGCTTCAGAATTTACGCATTGCTAGCTACGACTGTGGCCGCCGGGTGGGTTGTTACGCCGGTCGCAGGCCAGTACTAAAAATTTTGAAAAGGAGATATAAAATGAGGACAAAAACTCTTGGTGGCTTTGCGTATGGCGCTCCGCCGCGCGGTGGATTAACTGCTGCTGATCAAGCTTGGTTTGTTACTGGCGAATTATCTTTTAGCGTTGAGGAGGATTAATGTTAGATTTTTTCAATCTCCCAAACAATGAGAGAGCGCCAAACACGGACATTCAAATGTTCACTGGCGCTGGAACAAACTCAGGTTCTAGTCCTAATCTTGTTGATGTACATGAGTGGAAAAAGCCTCGCGGAATTACGATGATGCACATAGTGTGTATCGGTGCAGGCGGCGGCGGCGGTGGTGGTGTAACTGGCGCGGTAGGTGTTAGTAAAGCAGGCGGTGGCGGCGGTGGGAGTGGGGCGTTATCGACTCTTTTGATTCCTGCTGTTTATCTCCCCGATAAACTTTATGTGTTACCAGGAAACGGCGGCAAGGGCGGCGCGGCGGGTGTGAATGGAACAACAGGCTCAACGTCTCTTGTGATGCTTTTTCCTGAGTCTAACTTTATCGACGACAATATTCTCATTAACTCCAGCAACTCTGGAACAGCTACAGCTAACGGTGGGTCCGCTGGAGCAACAACGACAGGCGGGGCTGGCGGTACGGGAATGGTCGCGTCGACTTCTTCGCATGCGCGTTGGTCGCAACTCGGTTTATACAACTCTTTTACCGGCTCCAACGGTACCAGTGGCGGAAACTCTGGCGTTGGAGGCACAAATTTTGCATACGTATCAGGTAATGCATTTGTGATGCCAGGAACCGGAGGCGGCGGTTCTACCTCTGGCGCCCCAACAACGAGTGGCGGAATAGTAACCTTCTCAAGCCAGATTCAAGGTCCGGTTGCAGAAGCTAAGTCGGCAGCGGCGGGCCCCGGCGCAATTAGTGGAAGCGGCGGCTATGTGTTGAAAGCACCAAGTTTGCCATTTTTTGTGTATGGTGGTCTCGGCGCCGGCGGCGCGGACGCTGCGGTTGGTGCTATGGGCGGAAACGGAGTTTATGGCTCTGGCGGCGGAGGCGGAGGCAGCGGTACTACAGGTGGGCCCGGCGGCGACGGTGGAGCAGGAATCGTTATTATAACATGCTGGTAAAGGAAAAATAGCAATGGCACCGACAGAGAAGTTACTACGTGAGATCATCGCCGGTCAGGCGGTTCTCGTAACAGAAGTCAAGACACTCAACGTGAGATTGTTCGGGGGCGACGGCCAAAAAGGCGTTGTCCCTATCTTATTCGAGAAAAACGAAAAACTCGATCAAGACATACAAGACACTAAAGACAAAATCACCGTCGAGATAGGTAAATTGCACGAAGCAGAGATCAAACCAGTTCAGATCAAAGTTGCTGATCTGGAAAACAAATCTTCTAACTTGGCGTGGAAGCTTGGCAGTGTATCTGCAGTCGGCGGATCCATTCTAGGCGCGGCTATAGCGGCGGCTGCGAAGAGATTGTTCGGAGTGCACTAATGAATGTCACAATCCGTGAAGCCAACGAATCAGATTTGCCTCGCCTATCCAAATGGATCGCCGAAGATTCTTGCCCTCAGCATCACGGCGTGGATCCACGGTGGTGGATTACAAATAGTTTTTCAGAAGAGAAGCCGATGGGTACTCGCAGCCTAGCCGTCGAAACTCCCGGCGGAGTCGTCTTCTACTTGAAGCTCGAGAATGTTATGCGTTGCTACATCCAGTTCCCTCCGGATGTTGAGCGCGACAAAGAAGTCACCGCTCTGGCTCTAAAGCGGGCGTTCCTAGAAATTTCAGCCGGAGCTAAACACCTCGGCTATCACGAGATGATCTTTGACTCTCAGTCACAAGGCCTCGTGAATCTGTTCACAAAGTTTGGATTTAAAGAAGCACAGGACAACTTTCTGGTGAGGTTATAGAAATGAACGACACTTTCAAATACGTAGGCAAGTCCTACAAGAACTGCGACCCGAGCGGTGCGCAGCAAGCCGCCCTCAAGGCCTCACAGACCATGGAGAGCACGTTGGCTAGTTCTTACAAAACGGTCTTCGGCATCGGGTCTAAGCTGTACAGCTCATTGAAGAGCGGGTACGACAAGATCATCAACACTACGCACGGGATGACTTCCGAGGAATTGGCTGCCCGCCGTTCCGAAGTCTCCAACCGCGCGGCTGCGTCGGAGAAATCCGTACAGCGTTCGATCGGACAGCGAGCCGCTATGACTGGCGCCGTCCCTGGCGTCGAGTCTGGCATCGTTCAGTCCGAGCGCGCCCAAGCTGCGACGGAGATTCAATCTAAAGCCGCTCAACAGCAGGCTGATATCACGGGCGAAGATTACGCTACAGGCCGCAAGGAGCGCGACATTGCTATGGGGGCCGAGGCAAAGCTTCCCGGCGAAGTGTTCTCTCCGTCTACAGAAATTGCTGGCGCTGATATCGCCGCGCAAAAGAACGTGGAAGAGCAAGCCAATGCTAATGAGCAAGCCTCGTCCTCGTGGATGGGTATGGTCGGTGGTCTGGCTAGTGCAGGTATTGGTTTGGCTGGCGACCTCTGCGTTGACCTAGGTACTTTGATTCTCATGGGAGATAATACCGAAAAGCGCGCAGATGAAATTAAGATCGGCGATAAGGTTTGGGGATTCGATGGACCCGAAGCAGTCAAAAGTCTCATCGTTTCTACGCAGCCTCGAGTCAAAGTTATTCTCGACAACGACTACGAAGTTGTGGTCAGTTCTTCACACACTTTCCTTTCACCTATAGGTGGATACATTGAGGCTGCCGCTTCTCTCAATAGATATCTACGCACCGACGATGCTTGGAATAAGGTGGTAAAGATTGAAGTTATGGGGCCGGGCGAAGTCGTCATGATCAAGCTGACAGGCTTGCACGGATACATTAGTAACGGAATTTGGTCGCTGGAGTAAAGGAGAAGGTTATGGCTAACATTAAGCGAATTGAAGCCCTCGCCGATGGGATTGCTTTTCTTAATAAGATGTATGATCCGACATCGGATAGTTTCCAACTTAGGAATCCCGGTCTGTCACGAGCTTACTCGTACAGACATCTGGGAGAAGTTGACAACAAGGGACGCCGCATTTTCACTTCGTTGATCGGTGGGTACAGATTTTTAATCCAAGATCTCGAGTGGAAATGTTCAGGCAACACCAGAGCGAAAGGTTACAACGGGAAACTAAGCTCATCGAACACGCTGAGCGATCTTCTCAAGTCTTTCAATCTGGATCGCATTGAAGATGGAAATGTTTTCATGCTAATAGATTTTTTGAACAAAGCATTACCTGGGGTCGAAATCAACGCCCAGACTCAACTCAGTTTCTTCCTGGAGAATTAAGATGGCCGAAGACACAAAACCTATAGTTCCCATTCAAACGGGAAACAATCCGGGAGACGCTCCCGACATAAACGCGCCATCCACTACGGCGAACGTTCCGCCTAGCGCGCCTGGGGCTCCGGCGACTCCGTCCCAGCCTGCCGCACCCGCTGCGCCAGATAAGCCTGGATTCTTCAGCAACGTCGAGCAAGGGTCCAAGCATGTTCTCGGCGATATTTTCCAGACGCTTGCTGGCGGAAAGAAGAAGGAATGGGTTCAAACAGATAAGGGTCCGGTCGCCCAATACCGCGACTTGAAACCCGGCGAGATGGCTCGCGGAATTCTTGCTGCGGCTCTAACAGGTCTCGCATCCGGCTATGATCCCGCCAACCGCGGGCGTGGACCGGCTATGTCTGCGGCATTCTCCGCCGGCTTTAAAGGCGAAGAGGAAGCTAAGAATGAGAAGGCTGGTAAGGAAGAAAAAGAAGCTCAGCAACAATTTCAGAACGAGGGCGTCGCGCAAGAACGAATGCTAGCCCTGCACAGGGACGCACGCGATCAGCAACGTTCGCTAGAACAATCTTCCGAACACGTAAAAATCATGCAGGAAACCGATCAGCGAATCGCCAGAAACGAAGTAGACTCGCAGCACACCGCGTTTGAGTGGGACGCCAAACAAGAAGCTCACATGCAAGATTTGAAGAATTTGGGCGCGACTCCTATCATGGTGAACGGCAAACCTCTCGAGTTCACCAATCATAACGATGCTGTGGCTTGGGCTAATGCGCATCCCGATCAGGCGGTGCGTCCAGGAAATTTCGATACCACATATGAACAAGATCCTACAACCGGACGATGGTCCGTATGGCAGAAACCTAAGGACAGAAACCGCCCGCAGTGGATGGGTGTTGCCGTCGACAGCGAAGGCAATCCCGTTCGCGACAAAGACGGAAAGATGACGATCGACAAAGCCCGCCCATTCTACGGAATGGATGGCAGACCTGCAATTCCGGCCGAGCGTATGACTCCTCAAGAGTTCTATGATCGTAATGAGAAGACCATCGATATGCGGTCCAAGCGTCTACTCAACGAAGCCAAGGCGGAAGAGTTGTCGCAGATGCGATTGGACAGAAAAGAAAAACTCGAGAAAGATCAGAGCATGAAAATTGCCCGTCAGCATTTGGATTCGACAAATGGCGACATGAACGCCACAGACAAGAATGGTAATCTTGTTCTAACAGAATCGGACAGAGACGTGCTTATGCACGAACTCAGAAATGACCATTCGTACTACGGCGCCATCATGGATAGCGGAATAAAAGAACTGCAAAACATGACGACCGATGATCCCAACCGCGCCAAGATTCAAAGCTTGGTTGACAACGCCCGTAGCATGCTCGGGCAAGAGATGTATCGCCAAGCTATGTTCGAGCAAACACCTAACAACGTGGAAGTTATTGCGCAGCGCGTCAGCAAGAAACTCATGGATCCTAAGACCGGTAAAGTCGACATGGACGCCGTCAAGAAAGAGCTCGGGCCAGACATTCCGAAACCCCTTGTGGATAAGGTTCTTGACAGAATCAAGGAAGGCAACAAGGTTCAAGCCGTTCAACAGACTCCAGATGCATTGGCGCAGAAGGGACTTAAGTTGGCCAACATATCTTTCAGCGGCCCGACTCTTCTGGCTATGCAAAATGCTGGATTGTCTTTGGACGATATCGGAAACAAAATCAGACCAGAAATCAACGCTCTAAAAACTACTCAAGAGCGCGCTGAATACATCAACAAATTGAATGTCCCACAACCGGTCAAAGATGAACTTCTTAAATCGTCTGCCTCGACCGAGAAGACAGTAGTTAACAAAACGCCGGTGATGAGTCCGCAGGGGCAAATCTTTTACGCAACCGACGAACAACTAACGCAGGCACTCGCGGCCGGCGGTGTAATCGTACCAGAGCCAACCGCGAAAAAGTAAAAGGATAGATCATGCCAGACTTCAATTGGAGTCAACTCGAACGAGCCGATACGCCTGCTGGAGCCCCTCCAGCCACCGAGCCGGCATCCGGTCAACCGTCTAGCAGCGGTTTTGATTGGAGCAAACTCGAGTCAGCACCGGGTGCGCCTGCAGGCGGCGCATCCGCGGCCGGTACGCCCCAGTCAGATATCTGGAGCGAGCTATCTAAAACCGCGGAAGCAGAGAAGCCAGCGTCTGTCGCCAATCCGGTTCCGAGTACGGACATCTGGAATAAGATGGAGCCGATTGATGATCCAAGAAACGTAACCGATCGCTACGCTCAGACTGCGGACACCCGCGGTCTCAGCGCAGACGAACGCGCGTACGGAAATTCAGATCCCGAGAAGATGGAGGATGAGCCGTGGTACAGCAAGGCGTGGGAGTGGATGAACTCTCCGCTTTACGATCTACATAAGTGGGGGACTCGTGAAGGTGCCGGTCAATTCGAACGTGGAGTTGAATCAGGTCTAGAGGATATCGGGTCAGGTTTTCTTACCCCGCTGCAGTTGGGTTTGACGTTAGCCACGTTCGGCGGTGGCGCGGTAGAAGGTGCAGGTCTAAGCGTTTTGCGTAGCATCGGCGTTAACGAAGTCGCAGCGCCGATCGTAGCGCGCGCAGCCAAGGGCTTGATGACCGCTGGATTCTCTATAGACATGTTGCACGGCTTGATGACTCAGTCTCCAGAATTCCTGGACGCACTCAAGGATGGAGACATCGAGACAGCAACCCGCTTGGGAACAAACATGCTGGCTACCGGCGTAATGTTGCGTGAAGGTTTGAAACACGGCATTGAAGACGGGAAGGCTGTCAAGGAGTATATCAACAAGAAGAACGGCACGGTCACAGATCATTTGAAACTTTCAGCTGAACTGGCTGGCAAGTATGACGAAGCCAAGAGCATGGGCAACGATTCTGCCCGCACCAAGATGGAAGCCATAGCGACTCAGCTGAAAGAAGCTGGCGTCGATAACAAGACGACGGAAGCTGGCATCCGCCACTACATGACCCAGGACGGAGAAGTCAGCCGAATCCAGAAGATGATCGGGATAGCGGAAGGAACTATCCGGCCCCGCGAATACACAGCCGAAGAGAGCGCGCAGATTGAGAAGGGCGCCGAACTTCGCAAGTGGGCCAGCGAAAGCGGACCCGTTGTATTGAACTCTGACGGCTCACCGCGCACGTTGTATCTAACTGACAGCGCGGAAGGCACGCACCAACTCGGGCAGACGTTGTCGTACGCCGGAGATCCTGCGGACGCGCACTACGTCCAGATGAAGAAACCCTACACGTTCGACAGCGAGGAAGCCATGAAGGCTTTTGTCAAACGCGTCGGAGACAGTGCAGGTCTTACGGACCCTAAGGAAGCCCAGGTCGCTGCAGTTCACGAATTGGAAAGCAAAGGCAACGACGGCATCGTATACAAGGGTGATGACGGAACCGCCAAGGTTATCACGTTCCACGACGAACAGTATCGTCCCGTAGAAGAATTCAAGAAGGCCGCAGATGCCGCGTGGAACCGCGAGCACGTTTATGCCGCGGTTGATTCGCAGTTCGCAGATCAGATCCGCAACGCCGGCCTCAAGAGCCCGCGCCGGAAAGAGATGCGTTACTACGCCACGGCGGACGAAGCCCTTAAGAACGCAGTGCTGCCCGAGAGCGGAAACGCGAAGGACGTGAAAGTCTATTCGGTGCCGCGCGCAGAAGTTGAGCAAGGCATCCGCGAAGACCTGACGCAGAAAGCCGGACCCACAGAAGCGGGCCCGCGCGAATTGGTCAAAGATACCGTCCCTGACAGCGACCTAGTCACCAGCCGCACGCACATGCCCGGACACGAGCTCGAGATTAACGAAGAAGGGAAGCTGACCGGTCGTTCTACCCCGCTGCGCCCTGTAGGTGCCGAGGATATGCCGGGTGATAATTCTCGCTTCGTCAACTCCTACACACCGGAAGAGAAACAGGAACTGATCAACGGCATGAAGGCCGCCCTGAGTCTAACGGACAATCAGAAAGCTGTAGCAAAAACGCTGCGCCAGTTGTACGACCAATCGTTCCAGAAGGCGTGGGAGCACGGCCTAATCCGCCAGTGGGTTGAGTCCTACCATCCGCAAGCTTGGGCTAGCGAAGACAGCAGCATGTGGAATACTTTGTTCGGCAAGAATACTGAGAAAGTTACCAGCGGCACGATGAACGAATTGCGTAACGACACCAATGCCGGGCACTTTGATACCAACGTTAACCAAGCTAAACACCGCGCATTCCAAACAGAATTCCAGGGCATCATGGCCGGTGAGAAGTTCAAGTCCGATGACTTGTCCATGCACGCGTTCAATCACGTGCGCGCCATCGAAAGCGCCATCGCAGGTCGAGAGTTCGTCGACGGACTGCGCGCCAGATCCCTCAAAGCCACCGATGGCAGACCCGCCGCGGTATTGGCTGGCACGACTCGAGTGATGGGTGGAGATACCGGCAACCCCGCGATCGCGATCAGCCCACGATCGATTAAAGCTATCCACATTTCCCCTGAGAAAATCCAAGCGATGCGCGAAGGAATCAACCCGCGCACAAACATGACAGATTTGGAGGAAGGTCTCCAGAACGGGACAATCGAAAGACTGCCTTGGACAATCGACGTCGAAGGTCCGGACGGCCCCCGTAAGGAGAACGCCTACGCGTATTCTACAGAAGGCTATGTCTCGATCGATCATCCGTCGATGCGTGGGTGGGGCTACTCCGGTCACGATACCGCGGGAGCGCCTGCTATCATGCACGGCAACATTATGGTTCATCCTGACTTCGCGACAGAAGTCCGCCGCGTTGTAGGCGCCGAGAAGTCTGTTGTCCGCGAGAGCAAGATCCTAAGCGGTATCAACGTTGCGGCCGGCGAAGCTAAGGGCCTGCTGCTATCCATCTCGCCTTTCCACATCGTGCAGGAAGGTCTGCGCGCTGCGATGGTCGGCATCAACCCACTGCGCTTCGATCACATCGATATCAACTCGAATCCGGATCTCCAGATCGGCGTGAAGAATGGTCTCGTGCGAAAGGACTACCGCGCCAAGGACAAGTTCTCAACAGGCTATGCCAGCCACTCCAAACTGATCAGCGCCATACCCGGGCTGAACAGAATGCAGGGCGCAATGCAAGATTTCCTGTTTGATAAATACATACCCGGCCTAAAGGATCGCGCCTATCTAAAAATGTACGAAGAGATGCGGGCTCAACATCCTCAACTGTCTGCGGACGAAGCTTCGTCCAGAACCGCGGATATGACCAACGATATTTTCGGCGGACAGAACTGGCGCAAGCTAGGCGTCTCGACGTCGCAGCAAGACTTCGCACGTATGGCTGCGCTGGCTCCCGATTGGTTGTTATCAGAAGTCCGCATGCTTGGTCGCGCCGCTGGTCTCATGGACAAAGAGTCCGGAGCCATGTCACGCAAGATGATGGCGAAGCAGGTCGCCGGATTGTGGATAGCCGCTCGCGTTCTTAATATGTTATCTACCGGACAGATGCACAACGAAGCTCCGTTCGGAGTCGCCAGCAAGAACGACAAAGGCGAAGAGAAGGTCTACTCGATTCGTACTCTTCCTACTGACTTGATGCATGTCATCAGCGACCCGTCACAGTTCATCGCCAACCGCGTCAACCCTCTTACCGTTCGTCCTTCCGTCGAGTTTCTTACGGGACGCGACGCCATGGGGCGCAAGGCTACGTGGGATACACAGGCTAGTGACTTGGTTCGTAACGTCGTACCGATCGCCGGACAGAATCTAATCCGCGGCGGTGAGATGAGCGGAATCGATCAGATAACGAAGGCCGCCGGCGCCACAATCTACAAATACAGAACGAGGGCCGAAAAGCTGGCGCAGGAATACGCTTCGGATCGCATGCCATCAGGGCCTGTGAATCCAGAGAACCTCGCCAAGCACCAAGAAGATATCCGCCTAGAGGACGCCCTTCGTAAGGGCACGATCGCACGCGGGGATTTGCTGCAGAAGGTTTCCAAGCGGCGCGCGGATGAGATTATTCGCCGCGCACCTATGTCTCCGCTGCAGGCGCGATTCGATCGACTGCCGTTGTCCGAGTCCGTCAACGTTTGGGATTCGTCTACGCCGTCCGAGAAAGATCAGCTGAAAACTTTGCTGTGGAAGAAACGCCAGGAGTTCATCAAGCAGCACTCTGTCAGAGAACGTGAGTCAGACCCTACGTGGCGCAAGCTGCAAAGTATCTACGCTGATATCAGGAGATAACAATGGAGCTGAGACACTGTAGTCGATGCAATAAATTAGTAGACGAGGACGGAAGTGACGAGCCTCGCGGAATGACTGCGGGCTATTACTACGTTCGTTTTTCGTGGAGTGAATTTGCAAATCCCGGAGAAGTATTTATTTGCGATGAATGCATGTGGAAAGATCCGAGATACATAGCACTATACGGAGTGCAAACATGGATACCATGCGTTGCCCCATCTGTAAAGCCGCAATAGATCGACAGAAGCATGAAGACAGGTTTGTATGCTCGTGCGGTTGGAAGTCCAACCAGCCGGGCGATAAGATCCCGCCACGACAGACGTCGGGCGCGAAGGAGTTTTAAAATGGTTCCTAGTGATTATGTTGTTTCTCAATTAGCGAATATTATGTGGAATGAATCCCACGAGGACTTGCTATTGGGTATGACTCTGTGCGGGCTCGTGGTTCGAAACCGCCAGCTTGCCGGATGGGAAGACGGGCAATGGCTGCGTCTGATTCAGAAGCACGACACATACCGTTTCGATAATGCGGAGCCGCGGGTGATGAAGTTGGGGGACCCCCACCACGATCAGATGTTCCGCCGCTGCTTGGCTACGGCTGAGAACATTTATGCTGGACGCGAGCGGGATATTACGGAAGGGGCTTTGTGGTACGGACGCCTGAATGAATGCTCAGAACAATTCAAAGAAAAGATCGTACGGCAGATGGCGAACCACCCAATGATAGCCACCATCGGCCGCAACGCCTGCTTCAAATAATTCTTCAATAATTCAAATTTCTCACGTCGAACGCAGTAACGCAGACTTCAAATTTTTCGTATGCCATAAAATCTCCTCACTTAGCTACTATTCTCATAACCCACATTTGGCCCAACGAATAGCCGCGACGTTTCTCTCGCGTTTTTTGCCGGCGAATTGCGTTCTTGGCCGCTTGGTAGGTTTTAAACAAAGACGGCCCTGTATTACTGCTGGCAAAGAAGAGCGCCCATATTTTCAAGTCGGCTTTGTTGGCCGCTGTCTGCATGGGCCGTCCATTTTGTAAAACCATGTAATGAATGGTCATGATATTAAAGTTCTCCTTGAGCTTTTTGTCTACTATTTTCCATAAAATCTCCTCACTCTGATTTCCAGTCTATCGCAATCCACCTGCAGTTGTCTACGTCTGTATCGCGCCAGCATGGGGCCTAACAGCCCCTCGGCGTCCTGCCTGTTGTATGCGTCTACGCGCGCCTGCAGTGCCGCGATATCTTCCCGAAGCTCCTGTTCGATCGTCGTCATTTGTATTTATCCTGCAGAGCCGTAGCTTGTTCTTTTGCCCGCTCTTCGCCGTCGGGGCCGAAATACGATATAACGGAGCCGGTAGGCGTCACTACATCCCACCAACCTGGGAAGTGCTTGTCCTGTCCCACCACGACGTTTCCGTACCACTGCACTGGCGGCCTGAGGGATTCTAGCTTCCTCAGCCTTATCTTGTGGCTCATATCTTCCGGCCGCTTCTGGACATGTTTGAACGCGTCAATCAAGTTGTTTAGAGAACTGAGAGGCGCCGTCAGCGCGGGCTTCTCCGGCTTCGGTTGCTCCGTAGTTTTAGGCTCCGCGTGGAGCTCCTTCCAGCGCTTCTGTATTTCCTCGATCTTTTCTTCCAACGTTTTCATAGAGTTTCCGTCGTAGTGCCAGCCTTGTTCCAAGCCAAACCTTTGTGAGACTTCTTGTCATCCCAATCCCAAAAACCTTGATGACCTTTCGCTAGGAGGGGAATCTGAAACTTGATAATGTTGGACAAGGGGTAGCCATACCGGCCCGGCGTAAAATCTCCGTATTCGTCCACGAAATATTCTTTGCCCTCTTTGTTGCGCTCGAAATGAATCAAGCCTTGTTTTGTAGCCACACCGAGAACTGCGCCTGTAGGAATGGTGTCAGGATTGTACCCGAAGCGAATACACGCCTCGCGATCTACCTTAAGCCCGGCATGAATTGCCACAAGCCCGTCGAAGTACCAAGGCATAGGCCGAGTCTCTATGATCTTTCGACCATCAACGATCAGCGATGCCCAGGGTTGCCACAGTGTCAATGCTTTCATTTTGCTCCTTGCCTTATCTCCAAGTAGGGTGTAATCTTTTCGTCACACAACTTGCCTTCCGAGTCATAGAACTTCCCTTCAATCGCTTGTCGTCTTCTAACAACAGTTTGTTTATCTCGCTGAGAAGAATGTACTCATTTAATCCACTACCAGCCAGATAAAACTCACTGTGAGAAGAATTGTTAATTGCTCGTCTCAATTGAGATAAAGTTAGCTTCATGCTATTTCTCCATTCACCAATTTCTTGAGCTCTTCTTCCGCAGTCGCCTTACCTGCAGACGCCATCGTAAGCTTGGCCTCTTCACGAAGTAGATCGGACTTGATCCTCTCCACGATCGCTACATACTTAGCGTATTCCATAGTCGCCTTGGCGTAGGCGGCGGCTGCACGCATAACCTTGGATGCACGAGAATCATCCGTCGGTAGAGCGTCGAAACACACTTCGTGAAATTGCGGCGTCGGATTACTGGTCGAAGTAGGAAAGGTAATGCCAGAAATGGTTGCTACCGGCGTCCACTTCTCGATGTCTTCTGTATCGACAGGCTCGGGAGTGCTCAGCCCTTCGATGTTTGGCGGAGCCACTATCCGATCTTTGGCCTTGTCGGGGTCCGACACAATTCTCTTCGGCTTGGCGAACTGGCAGGCCAAGCAGTCTGTTACACCGTGTGCTTCACATTTGTCTCTCATTTGCTATCCTTTTCCAAGAACGTGTTTGATACTAGCTTAAGCTGGACCCGGCCGATGCTTCGGTCCGTTCTCTCTGGCACTGCCTTGATCACTACGCCTTCTCGAATGTGCTTGGCTCCCGCGACATTAGATCGCCCTTCTACAAGATTTTTAATCGTATCAAAATCAAACCCGCCATCGCAGACCAGCGGCACCGAGTGGTCTAGGAGAACGTTGTAGTCGTTGGAGTCATACGAAGTAAACATAGGATCATCTACTTCGACCCACTTACCGTCCGGAGTGCGGACGTCGAACAAGAAGAATCTTACCACATCTTTGGTCCCATAGTCAAATCCTTTTTGCGTAGGCACGATCTCGCCGTACAGAGTGTAGCCTGGGTACATACGGCACCAGGGTTCGATCCATGTGTTGTCTTTCAGGGCCCGGCGCCACGCGCAGGTAGAGGCCTCGGCCTTCCATAGGTTGCGGGAGCCGGCAAACATCTTGTCCTTGCCGAAGAAGCCGCCCTTGCGGAAAGTGTATCGAGCGTTGGAGCCATGAATCTTTTCGGTGACCCGCACGCGCTCGCCTGGGACGAAAGCGTTCATGTACTTTTTCAAGTTGTCCACGTCGTAGGTCGGCACGCCTTCGGGACCGCGGGACTCGCGACGCTCACCGCTGAGCCAACCTTTTATGAAGGAGATCCATCCGCGGAACGAGCGAGGCAGACCCTTCCTGCCGTTCCCTCCGGTCGCCAGCGTGTAGGCTTCGCCGGGCTCGGGCGGATTATAGTGCTCGATACCTAGGATCTCAGAGACATCGTCACCCACCGTGACTTCATCATATTTGTTTTTTCTTACGTCGAGGACGGTCGCGTAGGACTTGGTTACTTGATCTCCGTCAGGCAGAGGCATGAGAACACCTTCGCTCCATTCGCCGCGAAGCTTCTTGGCTGTGATGCGACGCTTCCTTGCCGGAGTGCCGCCTTCAAATGTGGCGTTGCCCCACAGGAAAGCAAACTCAGGCCGGTCTGGTACCACGGAGTCGGGCGGCACGTAGTATGCCAGATCTCCAACCTTGAACTGTCCCTTGCCTACGACAGCTTGGAAGCCTTCGATGGGAATGATCTCGAGTTTGTCCGCGTTGCCGTGAGGCAACACCTGCTCGATTCGGATTACATCTACACGATGATGCGCTGGTTTATCGTTCACTATTTTCTCCCGCATTCTTTTTCGCACCGCATGGCACACATGTTCTCTTCGCTGCACTGCCGCGAGCAAATCTGTTTGTGACAGTGACAGATCTTGCAATCTGGAAGCTGCGATTGCTGTGGTTCCTTTTTGCCAGCCACAATAAATAGAGCTCCAATTATAACTAATATCACAAAAAACGTTGCTACTTTGCCGGACTCTTTCTCGCTGTTCATTCGCTCTCCTTTGGAACTTCGAACCCGAGACCGGCGCGCGTAGCCCACTGCCTGCGGAGTGCCACGTTTTCGGCCATCTTCGAATAGCGATCGGTGATGGCGGCGCCTGTGTGCCCTACCCAATACCTGAGAATGTCTTCCGGCACTCCGACCTCGCGAAGCTGCGTGATGCGGAATCGTCTAAAGGAATGGAACCCATGAATCCCTAGGGGGCCTAAGCTATCAGTCCTGACTCGGCTCTCCCAGAGTGGCTTGCCTGTATTGGTAGCGAATAACAGCTGCCCAATACCTGCTACTCCTAACTTAAGGGTACACAACATGTTGTTGAGTTTGGGATGCAGATCGATCTCCCGAACCGCGGTTGTCGTCTTGGGCGCCTGCTCCTTACCCTGCCAAATGCTCGTACGGACCGATATGACGGCCCGATCTGGATTCCAGGCTGTATGAAGGCCGTCTTCCCCAAAACGCACCGCCAGCGCCTCCCCTATGCGCAGGCCGGTACCTGCAAGCATCGCGTAGAACTTTGAATACCGTTCGTCCCTCATTGCCGCCTGCAGTCCATCGACCGACACGACCGGCTGGCTCTGCTTACCCATGGGGGGTAGGTCAATGAAGGTGTTGTTCCATATTTTGGGGAACCGGGGCTGACCGTCTTCGTTCAGGGCAGACAGAACGATCTGCTTGACCAAAATGACGATGTTCTTAACTGTCGATGGAGACAAACTCTTGCCAACCAGGACATCCACGAAATCTTTCATGCTCTTGCTGCCAAAACCTTCGAGGCTTTGAGTCCCGATAGTCGGAGAGATCCAATTCCTAGTCCACGAAGAATACATCCGTATCGTGGCGGGCTTCGCCGGGTTGCGGCGGCGCGTAGCCATCCACTGCAGGAACGTCTCCGACTGTTCCGCGACTGTCGGGCTTATCATCGATCCCTTCCCAGGCGCATCCTAATATCCGCGTCGCCCATGCTGTCTCCTGTTCCGTCGGGTTCACACCAGCCTTTGTCTTCGCGATAATCGAGGGAGCCACCGTAGACTTTCTCTTCTTGGTCTGCTGACATCTTAACACCTGGGCAGTCTGTAGGCAGAGAACCTTCCGCTCCGCCGCAGACGGAGCACAGGAACAGATTGCATAGATTACAGCCGTAGGGCTGTCCACACTTACCGTTGCAGGTAGCGCGCGTATGTTTCATGACAGTGGGCCCTCCATGAACCCAAGCACGCCGAAGCAAGCGGGAAACGCATTTGCAATGAACCACGAAAGGACGGTCAGTTTCGACTCTCTGTGAAACTAGGTGGAACTTGTTCTCTATTTTCTTGCCGCAAACGTAGCAAGAAATTTGCAACGCCGGTCGCTTAGGCCCGCAAGAATTTACAATAAGCGCGGGCGGCTCTTCTCTTGCTGTAGCGAGACGTTCATTAATAAGCCTTACCATCTCTTTCTTGTAATCATGCACTGTCCGAGCGGGAGAATTTGCTTGACAGGAGAATCGCTCAAACTCCTCTACTGTGAGCTTAGCTGGCGCAGCGAGCTTTTCCGCTTCCCGGTCGACGGTTTCTCGAATAATTCGAGCGTTCTCGATGTTCGTATTACCGTAGGCAAAGCTCCGGCGCTGCTCCTCTTTCTGTTCGGGAGACAGTTTTACATTTTTCGCCTTGTCCAGCAGCTCGTTGAGTTTCTTATCCATTTGCAAACCTTCCTGTTATTTTTTCTCTTTTACTGAGCCCACACATGATACTAACACATCCGATGGTAGTTGTCTATGGTAAAGTTTGATCATCTTCAAACCGATCGCAAACATCTTTTCCGATAGCGAAGTCTTCTCGGCCAGAATCTTCCCGAACCGGGTATCTCGTTTGTTGAAGCCGCGCCCATCCAACTCCTCGGCTCCATCACACATTCTGGACAAAAGGCGCAGGCCAGTAAGGACTGCCTGCTCTTGTTCATCCGTGAAGCTTCGTTTGACTACGTCTGGTTCCGGTTTTTCCCAACAATCGTGAATCGTGTTTACGTATCCATCTGCTACCAATTTTGCTTCCAACTCTCGCATCTGCTTCTGACCGTTGACTAGCTGCGCTGTCATTTGATCGACGGTGCCGCCGTACGTTTGGTTGCGCATATCGTTCTTGATGGCGCGTCGAACATAAGATTCTTCGCCCGGCTTGAAGCCGCCGACCAACATGCCGCGAAACTGATTTATACATTCTTCGACTTTGAACTCTGGCGCCACATTGGGGTCCTTGACGGCGTCCAGAGCGCAGTCTATGACCTCCTGTTTGTCGATAATTATCTGGGCCATGCGTTCATCCAACGAACCCTCGAGAACTAGGTGGCGGACGAAGACGGTGTCTTGCTGTCCGATACGGTGACAACGGTCTTCGGCTTGCGTGACGTTGCCTGGGACCCAATCCAGTTCACCGAAGATGACAGTTGAAGAAGCAGTGAGCGTGATGCCAACACCAGCGGCTCGTATAGTCCCAATAAATACTTTGCAAGTTTGATCCGTCTGGAATTTGTCAACAGCCGCTTGCCGATCTTCGTTTGAAGTCCGACCGTCAATAGCAACAGCGGAATCCCCAAAGGCATTACGCAAAGCGTCGACCACTTCATTATGGTGGACAAAGACGCAGAGCTTATCTTCTTCCTCAAGTACTTCATTGATGTGGTCAACGATGAAAGGAATCTTGGCGATGGCGACTGCTTTTCGCACCAGCGACATTTCAGCGAATGCGGGTGTTTCAAAGTCTCCGTCTTTGATAGTTTGTGAGTAATCGTCATAGGCTTGTTTTTCTTTCTCGAGAATATCCTCTAGACCGTCTGATTCAAGAACCAAAACCTGCCGGCGCTTGGGTGGGAGCTCCTTTAACACATCTGCCTTCAAGCGGCGTACCATGCACGTTGCCCGCAGGCGCTCCTGCAAGTCGTCCAAGTTAGACGCGCCGCTGAAATCCCAACCGAACCGAGTCTGGAACGCGTTGCAATATTTTCTGGCATATGCCATGAAGTTCTTTTCGAAGCCCGGGGCCAAGGAGTTGAGCAAGGGCCAGAGCTCCTTCGGGCGGTTGACAATCGGCGTGCCTGTAAGAAATAGGCGACGACCGGCCTGGATAGGCTTGATCTCCGCGCGTTCTTTCCAAGCCGTGCAGCCTAGGACTTCGACAGTGCGACCAGCCTTAGGGTTCTTGAGATAGTGAGCTTCATCGACGATCAACACGTCCCATTTGTTCTCGCGAATTTGAACCCGGAACTTGCGTAGCAATTCGTAGTTGACGATTACGACGTCTGCGACGGGCCACGCTTTTTGCCCCGACTGGATTACCGCGACTGTGGAGCCTTTCGTGTTCCACTTGTTCCACTCGCGTTGCCAGTTAAGTTTAAGGGACGCCGGGCACACAATCAATGCAGTTCTAGCTGTCGGAACCGCGTTGTAAATTCCCACCGCCTGTATAGTTTTGCCGGTCAAAGCCCCATCTCGTCGGCGATAAGAACACCGCCGACAAGATGGGTTCGCCTATCTTGAGAAGTTTCAGCCTGCATGTTTCTCCTCTCTTCGTAATTTTTTTTTTCCCAACGTTTAAGTTAAACACAAAGATTTCATTTCAAATCTCCAAACGCTCGCAACGCATACGCTATACCTGCTTTTTGGTAACCTAGATATGCCAGCCCTTTCGGGCACGGAATATCTATGTTGCTGTCTGACGCCCTAGAAGTTTCAATAAACGCTTGACGAGCGTTCTCGTATTCTTCAAATTTCGCTTTGGCTTCTGGAGTGATGCTAGGCTGAATAGGTCGGAGACCTGCGAGTCGCTGAGTGGCAGGATCACAGTACCATACTTTCTTTTCTCCGTCCCACTTGAAGCCGCATTTCTTGAGAGTTTCTTTGTTGTCGTAGGTATCTTTCCCTTCTACCTGGAAGCGATCATTCTGCCATACGATTCGCATTCGACCTTCCTTCCATAAGGTGCAAATAGTGCCACACGAGTGCGCGGCTTGCGCACGTATTCGGTTAGTGAGCCAGGAACAATCCGGCCGCCATAAGACATCAGGGGGTGAGCCTCGAAGCCGGTGCGTGAAAGCCTGTACTGATACTGGATCGTGTTCTTCAAATCGTCCACCGGGTTCATCCGCGACGGAAGCCGCGGAGGAAACAGGTTGGACAGAATGCGCTCGAGAAAATTTCCTTCGCTGATATTAAACATTAGGGCGCACCTTCTCCGCCACCTTCTGCCACACCGCGAACGGCGTCTTGGCTGAGCAGCTTACCGCACCGACGCCTTGGGGAAATCGCGTGAAGAAACGGATGATCTCGACTTCTGGGCCATCGGCAGCCTTTTTGTCCGCCGCCATTCCGTTCAACAAGTCCAAATACGTGAAATTCATGTGTTTTCCTTTTATTTTGGGGTGACCCCCGGGATTCGAACCCGGATATCCGGTGCCACAGACCGGCGCTCTAACCGTTGAGCTAAGGCCACCCTCAGATTTTACTACAATCGTTCTCTAGTTGTCAAGCGATAAATCTCCAACAAACGCTGCCCACTTTTCGTCTTCCGTGTGGATTATGGACGTGGCACCTGTCGTGCCGTCGATCTCGGGCTCCCACAGAATGTATGTGGTCTTGCCCCGTCGAACAATTGTACCATGATCGTATCCGATATCAGGCCGCATATCCAGTTTCACTTTGGTGCCCTCAGGGAGGGCGGCTAGTTCTTGAAGTGTCATGCATAGTCCTCCGGGTTGAACTTCGAAATGATTTTGTCCAGATTAGTGGAGTAATCGGAAACTACATCGATATCGTTGCCGAGCACGAAGTATACCCAACCTGTACCGGACAAATGCTGAGGTTCAGTAAAATGAACAGTTGCTTCATCTAAGTTAAATAGAAGTTCCATGACTGCTTTCTTTGAACGAACAGCTGTTTCTTCATCCCCGTCATCCACCACGCGTGGTTCTACACCGCACGATTCTAGGTGTTTCAAGAAGTTCCACACGATGCGGCGTTCGCGCACCACATGTACGGGAATTGGTTCGTCCTTGTGCAATCCTTTGTCGATATTCAGCCTGGGTGCATTTTCTATCTTCATACGTGAACCTCCACTGATTCGGAACCTTCAAACAAATCAAGCAATACTTCGGCTTGCGATGCTTGACGACGGAATATTTCTGCTAAATCGATTGAATGCTTCTTCAAAGACGGATTAATGCAAACGTTTGAATTCTCCCGAAACTTCTCTGCCGCAACCCGCAGGGATGTTTCCAACAAATACTTTTGATCGGCTGTTAAATACATTCAGCTGACCTCCACCTTCTCGAGCTCCTTGAGATTGTGGCTGGAGTTCTCAGCCCAACCTTGAGGCCCGCCGTGGTCGAAAATAATCCCGACATTGGGTGTGGTTTTGTGACGATATCCATTCTTCCTTTCGACCAGAATGACGGTCCCTAGACCGTATTTCTTGTGACGTATTCGTGTGCCTTCGATCATTGTTTCTCCTTTAGTTTGAGGGATAAGCTACCGACCACGTCGAGCGAAATGCTGGACGCCATTGCAATTTGGAGCCGCGACGAAATTTATTGCCGTTTAGGATAAAAGTCCGTTCGTAGTCGAGGCCGTACACAATAAGTTGTCCATCCTGTTTACCATCTGCATCCAGGACGGGCTCATTGCCGCTGAACTTCACAACCTGCCGCTCGAGCTCGTTGCCGTTGGCGCGCAGGTCTTCATACATCCGATCGCGCGCCGCCTTGTCTGTCGTGGTGATGACTTCCATGCTCATGCTAATCTCCTTTTCTTGGGCAGAAGCCTGAACGCTCTACGACTGAAATACCACTGATTCACTGTGGCAGAAAACCGATCTGTAATGCCGTAATGACCTTCGTTCCAGTCTTTCAACTTGACGCAATAATATATAACCTCCTCATCTTTGAACTCCTTGACAACGGTACCTGTTTTTCCCAAAGAGCCCGTGCTGTCTTCCTCATTCACAATCTTGATTCGTCGATTCAGAATGCTCATGCCGCCTTCCTTTCCCAATGCGCTGGAATGATAGCCAAAACTTCTGCATCTGTCAATAGCCCGAGTTCCTCAACTGTACCTGTTAAACTGCTAGGCACCCACACCTGCTTGCCTCTTTTCGCGTTCGTTTCGTGCCGCAGCTTCTCAAACTTCTCTCGCATACCGGGATTTTTGCGCTCCCGGTGTGGAGTCGTTCTTTCTTTCACCGCTTTAACCGTTGCCATTCTTATCCTCCTTGACTGCTTTTTTCGCGCAAGCCCAACAAGCGGGTTGCCATTCGTTTTTGTCATCCTTTAATGCATAACCGTGCTCTTCTTTGTGACAGAAAAAACATTTCACTTCGCCGGGTTCGGTCCACTTTGCGCTCATTTGTTTCCTTTCGGTTTAGCAAACAACTGCGTGGCCGGGGGCCAAGTCAGAATGTCCGGATCCGAGTGTTCGTTGCCGAGCTCCAACAGAATCAACACCCGAGCATCGGGCACGTACTTGTGTTGCCACCCATGCTCGAGCGCTATCTGCTCGAGAGTTGCTCGCGTCTGTGTCCAGGTCTTGCCGGGCTCATACCCATGTGCGTCAAGGACTTGCTGAATCTGTTTGACGCGTTTCGGGTCTGGCTGCAGCTGCTTAGCCTCCACAGAAAGTGTAGAGGCTAGCAGGAGGAAAGTCAAGATTACTTTAGTACTATGCATGTATCCACGTAGTCTTGAACGTGCTCAAGTTTAACGTCGCGGCCATAATCGCACGAGATGGCGAGATCTTGGATGCCGTCCTGCATGAGGTCAAGCCCAATACCCAAAGCGTTCTCTATTCCTTTCTCCGCATCCCATCGATCGAGCTGAGCCTGCACAGCTTGCTGCAGATATGGAAGAACCGCGGCTTTCTGCTTCTTTGTTAGCTTCATGCTGTCTCCTTTTTTATTGTCTGTTTCCCGCAAACACAAACACTCCAACGATAAACGCAGTGCAAGCAGCCCAACACCCAAACAAGCAAATAGCTCCGATTGTTGCGAGCAGGCCGACGAAAGCAAGCACACCAACCCACTCGGGTGTTTCTTCGGTTTTCATGTCGTCTCCGGGTCGTTCACGATGCGTGGCTGCGTTACCCGAACCTCGAGCCCTGACGTCAGAACATCGAAGCGCTGCTTGCGGTCTAGACCTTTCCAAAACTCCTTAACTGCTCTACTCACCGCGATAGACAAGCTCGTGGCGGTCTTGGTGAAGGATCGGCCAATTCCCGGGCCTTGCCTACGGTCTGTGAAGCTACATCGAACGTTGAATGTTTTCATTGAGCTCCTTTGCGATATCTTGAGTCATGTTGAGTTCGCAGTGAATGCAGAACCCTGTCAACTTCTCTTCGCCTTCCAGTTCACCTTCACACATAATGCAGAATTCAGTTTCCATGTTGCTCCTTTTGATAGGATATTTGTCCTGCGAGATAACCGCGAGAATATTCCTGCTGAGATTCTGACTCCGAAGAAAAAGAAACACTAGCATATTTATTTGTGCGCCCAAAGGAAGCGTCTACTTTTCCGTTCTTGAAGCCCTGTGCCCAAGCCTCTCTATCCAATTGACCTTTCGATTGGCGTGACTTGAACTATAAGCCCGGGTCTCCGCATCTGCCCGAACTTCCGAGCATGCGGTGTATCCATTGCCCTAACTACAGTGTGGCCCTCATGAGTCTCTGGACTCACCCGACCGCGGTAGAAGTCAATCCTGTAGCGCTGTTTAGGCACTTAATAGCTCCTGTTCTGACTCATTAGTTAGGTCAGTCGCTATTTCCGTTAAATCCCGAGACAAAATTGCATGCGCGGCAATAACATATGGCCGCATTGTGCAGATAAACTCTTCTGCTTTTTCCTCGGAATCAGCTAAAATAAAATCTCGAAACCATCGCTGCTCATCCATCTCATAACTTATAACTAAATATCTACTTTTACTTGCTTTTGACATTTTGTTCCTCCCTTGCTAGACGTTGTGCGTTCTCTTCTCGCGTTGGCATAGACAGATATCGTCGTCTCCTATTGGGAAGGGTTTCCCGGCAAGCCCCCTCGGTGAAGGGGCTTGACATGAACACTACTGTTTCTTTCGAAGAACTTCTGTCACGGTCTCCCTGCCGTCCCGCATAGCGCGCTTAATATATGCATACGTGTTAGGCAGGTGGCGTTTGATATACGCGAAGGCTTCGGGCCTGTTGTCGAAATACTCCTTCACATCTTGCGGTCCTTCGGTTTCGAGCACATCATAATCCACAACTTCGTACTCGATCCCTTTTTGTGGCTGCTCGGCGTCCAAATCTACCACTGCCTGAACGATACCGCCCTCAACGAATACGACTATGTTCATGCTTCCTCCACTTCTGTAAGCTCTGCGTCAAGATGGTCAAAACCGCTGGATTCGTAGCTAACTTCTCCCTTGGCATTCAATTCGAACGCTTGCTTAATTGCGTCCTCTTCGCAGCTTGCTTCCACCTCTACGATTGCCCACATTACTGTAGGCAAATTCAAACGAACGTTGTATGGCTTCATGATGCTTTTCCGTGTTAACTTTTTCTTCATGCTGTCTCCTTTGTAAATTCTTCGAACTTGGTTGCACGAATATGATCGCAAGCTTTCTGAGCTTGGCTGATTGCACTAATCAACATCATTGCCAGCGGTGGGCCCACCAGCAAACCGCTAACACCACGTACAGCGATAGCGTCGAACGCTTCTGGGCCCCAAAGAAGACCCATTCTGTCCAGAGCTATTTGAGCTTTCGACAGCGTTAGTTTCAAACGCTCAGGACGAATCAGGTCATGCAGATATCCTACATGGTCGAAATCAGGTTGGTACTGTTCCATGCTTGTACTCCTTTCTCGAATTTTGGGAATACACTCTCCGCGCATTCGTCTAGCCTAGAGAAATTCTTCTCTTGCGCCACTGGTACTAGCCAAGCCCTTGACAGAGTGTATCCCGTTGGGCTCACTCAAAGAATGAGCCCTAGCGAAACACTCAGCCTTTATGCTCTACATTTTCGAAAGCTTTGGAGATTGCGCGGCTGCGGAACCCGTAGGCCAGTAACTCAGTCCGCAGTTCTGCAAGCTGATTATTTTCTTCTTCTTTGATGTAGCCTTCTTCGGAATCTGACTCAATTCCCCAAAGTCCGCCGGAGTGAATCTTCTGAACAACCTGAGTCTTTGGGTTCCACACTTCGGCTTCGGCGACTACACCAATAAAACACCAGTCTCCGCGATTGAGAGACTCCATGCGTTCATAGTCTTGACGGACATACTTGCGGACTTGCTCTGCGGTATACTCCGGCAGGACTTGGCCGTTGTTGTCTACGTAGTTAAAGCTCGGATTGAAATAGCGGTACTCGTTTCGCCCTATCGCCGAGTCACGATAGATAGAGAACTCGGAAGTAGACCGTTGACTATACTCCCCGAGCCACGATGTGTCGGGAGATTCGTCGATCATTCTTTTAATTGTGATTTTCAGGATGCGTTTACCAGTTCGCTTTTTCATGGTTACGTCTTTCCTCTTTTTCTGGGAGTGTATCCCATTGGGCTCACCAAGATGAGCCCTAGCGAAACACTATCGTTTTGGTTGTGGCGCGTGAACAACGTTGTAGCAAGCTGTCCCTTCTCCACCACAATTTAAGCATTGTCCGCCTTTGGGCCCCCACGTAATATCGGACGTTGTACACGGTCTAGGGGGAATACATAACTTTTCTAGTTTTTCCATACACTACTCCTTTCCAAAAAGTTGAAGAACAGCATCGTAGGCGTCCAACATTGCGTCCAAGTGCGAAGCGTAATCTTCAAACGGACCTGCAGGGTAGCCGTTGGATGCTGTAGCTTCTAATGCATCTAATTGACTCTCTATCTCTACTGCATCGTCGCCTTGCAAGTAAACGTTAGCCCTATCGTGCAACCGAACAATCAGAGCATTGCCGAATCTGTCTGTTTGCACTCTGTACTTGTGTCCTGTTCGAACCATTACACTACTCCTTTCCAGCGTAGAAACACTGCGAATCAACGAAAGCTTTGTCAAACCGAGCCCTACTCGGCGGCCAAGCTAACACTCTCAAAACTGTGAGCGCTAGGCTTGGACGCTGCATGAGCAACAAAAACATGGTGAGTGTTCGCATACACTTCCCCTTCTATCCTGTTGAATGGCGCAGGGTGCCCCATTAGTACCAGCAATGCGGCCACAAACCCCAATCACCTTGCTCGCTACGTCCCCAAGAATGCTCTGCTACAGGGTACGTTTCGTTCATGAAATCATCAGCTTCATCTTCCATTTCGTTTGCAAACTCATATCCTGCAAGAGATTCAGGCAGCGGATTCTGCGGATCATCATCTTGTACGTCGAAACCGTGTGATTCGCAGAATTCTATGATAGCGTCAACGGCGTAGACGCCGCGTGCGCCATCAACGTAGCAGCCTGCATCCTTGGCAGAATACGATGGCGTTTGTTTTGTGAATGCCATGAGTATTCTCCTGAGGCAAAGTGTGCCCCACTGTGCTCATAGTTGTGGTATGAGCACTAGCGATACACTTTATTCTCCGATTGAGTCTTTGCCTTGCTCTGCCGGATTCAGGCCCGGCTCTGCTTGTGGAACATCGGGCAGCGCATCATAGTCTAACACGCGCCATGCACCGGAGGGTGACACGATGTAGTTTCTATCTGAGGCTTGAATGATTGTGCCCACTGGATATTGCATAGAATCTCCTTTGGGGAGTGTATCCCATAATGCCCACTGCAAGCGGTAAGCGGTAAGCAGTGAGCAGCAGCGAAACACTCTTACTCGAATCCTGGCCCGTTGATTGTGGTAATCCAACGTTCTCGTCTAGCTTTGGACTTCAGTTGCGTCTTGAGCCGTGCTCCTAGATACCAGTTACGAATAATCATGAAAGGAATCGCAAGCTCAAGCAAAAGGAATGCCGTCGTTGCAAAGAAAAACCCATAGTACAGAATGAGTTTTAGCATGTTATCCTTTCTTGGCATCAATCTTTTCTACCAGTTTATTTTCGATAGACTTGTCCCCGTACATCTTGTTTCGTAGTCGGGCATTCACAGTATTCTCCTTCTAAGTTTGGGAGTGTATCCCACTTCGCTCACGATTGTGGCGTGAGCGATAGCGATGCACTCTACTGGTAGCGTCTTTCCCTCTCCATGTCGGATTCTTCCTCCAAGATGCCTTGTAGATATTCCATTTCATCTTCGCAAACAAGGTCTTGCTCGAAAGCTTGCTGCAAAGATTCAATCGCGCGCTGACTACACTCGCCGGCCCTAATCTCAGCCGAGATAGCAGCGAACATTTCGGGATGCGTTTTCATGGTACTCTCCCTATGCTTGAGTTGGTTCGCCCAACTCGACATGAGCGTAGCTTACACTACGCCCATAGCGTGGTAGGCGATGTAGGAATGGTTCTGGCAGTTCTGGCACGGAGTATTGAGAACTCCAACCAACGTCCTGCTCTTATTCAAGACGTTGGGTGTTGCCCTCAAGGAGATGCGTTCCCAGTTCATGAAGTAAACTGGGCCGGTGGCGCTACAATCTAGCGCCCTAGGCTCAAGTTACTTGCTGTCCTGACCTTGGAAAAGCTTGGAATCGTTGGCGAGAATGAAAGCCTCAAGCTCGCCGCTCTTGACAGTGGCGATAACACGTGCCCACTGCTTTTTAGTCAAGGTGACGGGGAAACGGCCTAGGCAGTAGTGTGAAATACCACCCTTGGCAGTGACCTTGAGCTTGCTGCCTTCGTTGGCCGCCTTGCGTTCCAGTTCCGCGATACGTGCCTTCAATTCGTCGTACGTGGGAGCCTTAACCGTATCCGTGACAACAGTAGTAGGTTGAGTATACATGGTACTTCCTTCTGCCCGATAGGGCAATTAGAATTGACGTTCATTTTCCAATGTACGTCTTAGAACGGGCAGTCTAGTGGAACTGCCCGCTCGCGTCGTGCATTGTACTGGACATTGCGTTACGTCCTATTCTCACCCGTAGCTAGGCTACGGCAGTGACAGTTCTTCCCTACTACGTACGGCCTATAGTGCGCGAGTACGCCTCAGTTCTCTGCCTAGGGTTCGCATTTCGCCAACATACTTCGCTGGCTCCCCTATGTAGAATTGCCTACACTACGCGCGTGTAACAGTCTGGGTCGTCGCCACTCGACAGGCTCGCCGGAGACACTACGCTTCGCAGTGTTTAGGACTTGGCAAACAGACGGGCTGTGTCCTTCGTCGTTACCCTAGTCAGTGTGTCAGTCTACGCTGTCCCGTCCTACGGTCTCTGTGTCAGGCGATATGCCCGGCTGGTACCACGGAGCGTATACTCTCTGCTAGAATCCACGAGTTAGCTTCATTGCGCGGCCTAGTTTGCTGTTCGCGGGCTCTTCCGGCTGGCTGCTTGCCGGTCTTTCTTGCTGCGAACGGCCTTGCATAGTGCATGCGCTTGGCCAAACCGTAACCCGCTGAAAACAAACGATGTAACAAAATTACCCCGACACTTTTTGTCTGTTTCATTTTGTTACAAACGGGTGCAAGTCCTTTATTTTCTTACGCGTGCGCGGGTGACCAAAAATGCGGCCATTTGTGACAGTTTTTGGC